CAGCTATTGTTGCTGTTAATGTTGCGTTGCCGAGGTTTGTAACAGTAGCACTACCGCTAAGGTCTCCGTCTAATGTTATCGTAAAGTCGGCGACATCAAAATCTAATGTATTGTCAGTATCGTCGTAGCTTACGCTAATTCCAGATTCTGTGTTTGAAGACACCATTGCTCCAACAACATCTGCTACAGCTTCATCAAAGTCTGTAATTGCTGTAGATGTTATTGCAATATTTGTTGTTGCGGCAGCTGTTAAACGACCTTGTGCATCGACAGTAAATGTTGCTACTGCTGTAGCTGAACCGTAAGCTGCAGCAGTAACAGCAGTATTGTCAAGATTAATTGTGACAGTGTCTGATGTTGTAGCAGACGATAATCCAGTGCCACCAGAAACAGTCAATGTATCACCAAGAGTAATGGTTTGATTTGAGCCAGAATCTCCTGCCAAAGTAAATGACCCAGATACAGCAGAAACTGCAGTGTCAACATATGCTTTTGTTGCAGCGTGTGTGTTAGAAGATGGAGTTGGGACTATTACCGTTCCTGTAAATGTTTTATTTCCAGAAATTGTCTGAGCACCAGTGAGTGTGGCAAATGCTCCAGGTCCAGCTATCGCCAATACTGAAGTTGCGTCACCGCTAGCATCACCTTTTCCGTAATATAGTGTTTCATCTACCTCATTAAAAGCTAGTTCTGCATTTTTTAAGCTGGACGGTGCACCAGATGCTCCACTAGTTCTTCTTTTAATTCTAAGTGTATTGGCCATTTTAGAAATTTCCTCCGTCTGTTATTTCTTTTTCTGCTGTATTAACCCAATTGTTTCCGTCATACTGCAAGACATCTCCAAGTGCAACAGACGTAATAGTAACATCATTTAATCCATTTAAAAGGGCTTGTGCAGCTATTAATGTCTCTGTATTAATTATTCTATCTTTTACTGTCAAATAAATTCCAGCTGGAGAAACCCCCAAAACTGTTTGTATTGCTTCTACTGCGTCATTTATATTTGAATGTTGTTCATGGTGTGGAACTGTGCCGTGAATTTAATGTATCTGTAGCAATCGGATTAATTAGTACATCTAATCCTGCGGGATAATTTGTTGCCATTTTAAATTCCTTTATATAGACAAAATTTTTGTTGATGAATTATTCCAAGATATTGTTATTTGCACATCTTCTTGTGATCCAGGGTATGGTAATCCTTCTGCTGTATCTACATAAAATAGTAATCTTGAATTAGCATCTGACCCCCCAACTTGATAAAAAACCATTGCTACTATTGCCTGGTTTGCCGGAAGGGTAAAAGTAATGTCTTCGGCGTCAATTGTTCCAGATACATTTGTTACACTTTGCAAAATAGGAAACCTAACGGCAATACCTGCTGGTGATATGTCGCTTACAAACTGGTGAGAATTTTGTTGTGGAGTATAGGAATTTGTTGTAAATAAAACTCTAAAAGAGTTATCTGTAAAATCAAATTCTCCATTTAAGATAGCTTCTTTTGCTTTTGTATAAATAAAGTTTGCCAATTTAAATTCCTATTTCTTTTGAAAGTATAATTCTATATTTGTATCCTTTTTCAAAGTATTTTTTTTGAGCCGTGTTATACGACGGCGTTGCATCCAGAGAAGGAAAATCAATATAAACTTCAGATTTCCAAGAATGCATAGAGATTTGTGTTAAAACAGTTTGCCAGCGAGTGGGATCTGTTTGAATCTTTTTTCTTTGAACCTTAAAATAAGTATTATTCAAAAAGTTTGTGGCTGGCCTCGCGTTAAAGTAAACTATGACTCTTCCTGCGTTATAGTCATTATCTATATAAAAGTCACCATTTTCAGGATCAACACTTTTTACATAAAACTGTGGATTTTTGGCAAGAATCTGAACAGTTGTAAAAGCGTCGGTTCTTATGGATTTATCCTCAATCAGCAGCTCTTGTACAACTGGGACAGTGTAGGAATTAAACTCCGAAGGTGTTGCCGATTCTTGTTGGGTAAAACAAATTTGTTCTTCTGATATAGACTCATTGGAAGCATCCAAAAAATTTACAAGTCTTATCAAATACTGTTTTCCGCTTTGCCTTTGGGCGTCCCAATATAACTTTAATGTTCTTGATATTTGATTATAATCAGCTATTGTATTTATTGTCAAGAATGGGTTTGACAAAACTGCTGGGGTAGCGTCATCTGTTTGAACAACAAAGTTAGAGTTCTTCAAAGAAGATATCTTTATGGTTTTTCCAAACCTCACTACAACCATGTTATTGTCCACAATTGCATAGTCAATCAAGGGAAGTGACACATCAATCTCCTGTTTTTTCTTCTATTTAACTAGTAACAAAAAGTATTACGAAAACCAACAGGGGGGTGGTGTTTTCACCACCCCCCTGGGCTAGGGATTTGTAACTATAACCTCCCTAAGGATTTTTGTCGCATTAGATCTGGTTGAAAACCTGAACTTCGTAGTTACGTGCGAGGCTGACATTCTTGGCAACTGTGATACCTTCACCGTCACCAAGCATCACGATGTCGTAACGCTCCTTCATCTTCATCGAGCGAATGTCACGGCTAGGATCATCAAATTGATCTGTGCTCATGTCATCTTTGACGAGGATTGTTCCAACCTCGTTACGGTCGATGAGGAAAATGTCTGACTTGGCTGGTGTTGCACCGCTCTTTGCTGTAAAGCTTACGAATGGTGAAACAATTACATTCAAGCCCATTGGGGCAGTTGCATTCAGCGCTGCATCAGGACTGCTTGGACGATATCCCCAACTGGTATTAACCGCAGAAGCGGCGCCACCCATGTGGAAGATTGCGTCTTTAAGGAATACTGACCACATCAATGGATGTAGAATGAAGTCTGTTGGAATGTGCTTTTCAGCCATGAGAACTGCTGCCATGTCAACAACGTCGTCCCAACGAATTGTTTCGTTGGCTGCTCCGTCGACTCCAAGACCAGTAGTGTCATCATAGGATCCGCTATCATTGTCAAAAACAATTGTAGCTGCGTCCTTGAAACGGCTTAGTGCAATTTGTTCTTTGAGGCGAGCCATTGCGCGACCTGCTGCTCTTACGTGAAGACCAACAATGTCCCAAAGTGAGTCAGCGATGACTTCTTCAGTGAATGAAAGCTTGACACCCTTTTTGGATACCTTGCCCTCAATTTGCTTTGCAAAGGCTAGTGCCTGCTCTGGGTACTCTTGTCCTTCGGGAATCTCAGCAGCTTGAATTGCGTTGACTGCGGGGAACTCTAGCGAGCGCCCCTTTCCTAAACGGACTACAGAAAGAAGAGGAGTTACCAGTAATTGTGGTTCCGCTGCTTCTCTAAGAGTACGAGAGATAACCTTTGGGAAGAGTGCGGCAGCGTCGGCTGAAGCAAAGGCCTCCTTGATTGTTACTCTATTGTTCTCATCAATGTGTCCATCTTCGGCCAGCGCGGCTTCCCAAGCTGGGAGACCCGAGAGGAGCTCTTGTATTGTTTTGCTCATCTTAGGATTATTCCTCCTGTGTTATTATTTCTGTTATTATCAGAGCGTTAAATTGACGCGGAATGCGCCTTTTACGTTATGTACATCCAAGTTGCTACGGATACCAAGCTTGCCTGAGAAAGTGCCTGAGCGAGTAATCTCAAACACTGTCTTGAGCGCACCTGGGTCCGATGGAAGCTGCATGTAGGACAGTAGGCCGTCATCATAGTTGGCGGCAAATGTTTCTACCTCGACTACCTTACCAACCTGGAGGTAAGAATAGACTGCAGAGCTGTTGTAGAAGTCTGCAGCAGCGGCTTTGACCGGACGACCCATATGGTCTGAACGGACAACGCTACCTACTGTGACATCCGCGTTTATACCATCAACCATTGGATACTCAACATAGCCGTGGGTGATGAAACCTGCGCCTTGAGAAGTGCCTTTGTCAAATGGACGATAAAGGTCGTATTGGGCAACTCCTACCGGAACTGATCTTGCGCCGACAGCTACTGTGTCAGTTGCGCCAGAAGAATAGCTTGGCGTTGCACCGTTAAGCGGATCCCATGATGCAGGCATTGTGTCGCCATAGGTGACTGCAGCCGATGAACCATTAGCTGGGACAACTCTTGCATCGCCGTTTGAATCGGCAACGACTGAAAGAATTGTTCCTTTTGGAATTACGATTTCAAAACGATCATCTTCTGAATCTTTGTACCAGGTTGGAAGACCTGGATGAGGAAGAAGGTAAGCTGCTGGAGCAATACCCTCAGACACTACAAAACGACCTGATCCAGTCTTAGTGCCTACTTTGCGAAATTTTGCTAAACTCATTTAAGTTTCTCCTTAAAATATTTTATAGTTTGATTCGACCCATTAATGCATCTACAAATACCTGCTCTGCAGAACGCTCTTGTGAAACTTCTTCTTTTTCCTTGTCAATTGTAATTGCGTTTTCTTCGCCTTCAATGACTTCTACTTCAGAATCAATTTCTGGAACGGCAGCTTTTGCAGCTTTTGCTGTCGGCATTTTTGCAATATCCCTAAGGGAATCCGCTAGAGAGCTTGCGCTTCTCTTGGCGTGATCCTCCATCAAAGATTCTCTGCTTTCAATTGCCTCAATACCTGCTGCAATCTTTGCGTCAACAACTCTTTCTGCAAGAGTTCTATGTAATGCATTTTTGAGTTTTTTATTTTCTTCTTCAAGAAGTTGAACTTTTTCGTCTGCGTCTTTTGCTTTTTGCTCAGAAGCTTCTTTTGTGCCAGTGAGCTGTGCATCTGACTGCTCAACTTCTTTGTTTTCTTCTGCTTCTGTAGAATTTTCAGAATCAACTTTTTCAAGTTCTTCCTGCTTTTCTTCAGCTACAGGAGACTTTGTAATTCTCCATGATTCATCTGCTGGCTCTCCAGCGTCTTCACCAAGAGAAAATCTCAATTGCCATGACCACTTTTTGTGAACATCACTAAGTGAAGTCAGCAAATCTGATGCATCCTTGTCATTAGCTTCGTCACATGTGGCAATTGCTGCCAGTATAGTTTCGTTAAGCATAGTGTTTTTGACAAGTATGTCTTGTAGAACTTGCTGCACTTTTGAAGCAGCAGAAGGAATCTCTTCTTTTGCTTCAGGTTCCTTGCTTGTTTTGTCTTCTTCGGCTGCCGCGTTTTCTTCTGGTGCATCAGCCTCTTCTTTTGGCTCATCAACTCCAGATGCTATTGTTGAAAGATCTTGACTCAATTCTTCAACAGCTGTCAGGACATCGTCCTGCTGAACATCGTCTTTCATATTTGACTTCTCCCTATGGGTTGTATCAGATTCATTCTCGTTAGATAGTAATGATTCGTTAGAATTAATGTAATTTTCACTTTCATGAATGGCCATAGCACTTAAAAAAGACCCCTTTAGGTGAAGATAAAGAGGCTTTGATTCTTTCTTTTTGAGTGGTTCAAGAATTGACTCATTTTCTTCAAGGGAATAAATATTTTCTTCGTTCATAGAAAGAATAAACGCAGAACTTCTTGCAATCCACTCTGAATCAGAAGTTGGAACAGTGTCTGATCCGGGAGATTGGACGGATCGAACGCTTGATTTAGAGTCCGCTGGCTGATTAACAAAAGAATACTCTTTAAAAGAAATGTCCTGCATGTCTATAAAAGCCAGCTTTCCCTTGTAAACCTGACCCCTCTTGTACCTTGCTGCGGGTGGCTTTCCAGCAGATTCTGATGCCAGGTCATCGCCACTGATAGAGCATATCGCCTTGCCGGCTCGTCCTCCAACAGAACCGGTTAAATATCTCTTATCAAGAACCTTTTGTATTGCAACTGGATCTGTTATAGCTATTTGAAGCCTAACAAAAGAACCACCGTCTTGTTCTTTGTCCATCTTTGCTGCCATTACTCTACCAATTGGCTCAGAATTTAAATCGTGGTTTAAAATAATTGGCTTTGGATACGGTTCCACCCAAGACTGTAGCGCTTTTTCTAGCTCAATAACAGAATAATTGTTATAATTTCCGTGTCAATCCCTCGTGAATCGCAGCAACTTCTATAATCAAACCTTGATTTGAGTTAGCAGCTTCTTCAAATGAAAAATTTGTTTTTGAAAAATCTGGAAGTTTAACAGTAAAATTTTCTACAAAATCAAAACTCATGAAGTTCTCCGTTATTGATTAGCGCTGCTGCTGAAAGATATAGTAATTTGCTTTTATAGCATTAAACAATTTTATACAAAATAAGTCATGTTTTTATACAATTTGAAAAATTTGATTTTCTCTTGAATCGCCATTTTTTAAAAACCCCGGCAGCATCTCTTCGTGCATTATGTGTGCAGCGTAAAGATAGCTCGCACAGCCTAGTTTATAGCCTTTTCTCGCTGCGTCTGCGCACCATCCAAGATCTTCACCCTGTGAATGAAGCTCATAGTTAATGTTATTATAAACTTCTTTTGACATCATTTTAGCAGCCATTATAACATCTGATTGAAATACAGTTCCAATTGGGTACGATTCATTTCTTGTTGCCTTAAAGCTTTCTTTATCCACCCAAGACATTACGCTCGGAAAATTGCTATCTAAAGGAGTCATATACATTAGTGGGCTAATCGCATCGTACCCGTCTAAAATGTGACCAATAAGAAGTTCTAAAGTAGAATCATTTTTTATAATCACATCAGAATCTAAACTAAAATAATAATCTGGCTGTAGTTCTCTTACTCTTTTAAGAACAGAGTTTCTTAAATTAACCATGTTTTCGTATTTTGAGATTGTCCACTGTCTTGATCTTGGAGAATGCTCAAAGTGCGGCAAATCTTCTCTAACATTTATTTCTAAATGTGGAATTTCTTTGTGATAATTTTTCCACATCATTATTAGATTTATAGTTTCCTGATCATCTGGAGCTGCTTCAAAAACAAAACCAATTTTATTTAGAGGAATTGATTGTCTTTCTATTGCAGAAGCCCACAAAGGAAATATCCATTTTCTTTTATAAATAGGGCAGCCTATAACTAGTTTCATCATACTTCTTGTGTGTCAGCCAGTTCTGTCTTTGTGTGCTTCTTTGCAACTGGTTCAGATTTTTCTTTTGGCTTATCTTGTTCTTTTGGTTTGTCTTCGATTACTTTTTCTTTTGCTTGCTCAACAGTTGGATCTTCAACCTGTGTTTCGTCTTGCACTATATAATCAAGAACTTGCATAATCCCATCTATTAATTCTACAATTATTTGCAGAGCTAATCTTACTTGGCCATTTTGAACAGCTGTATTTAATCCTTCTACTGCATCTTCTGTTAGAAGAAATTGTTTTGCTGTTTCAGATGTAATTATAATTCCCATTATTCCTCACTTGCATCTTTTTGAGTATCCTCTTCCACAATAAATACATTATACTGCTCTTCCAACAAATTCTCAACTACCGATAACCATGTTGGATCTGATCTTTTGATATTGGGAGAATTTCTTCTGCCTTTTTGGTTTTGTGGTCTTATAACGTTTCCAGGACCTCTTCTTTTAGACGGCAAGTTTCTTTCACCTTTTTGAGCAGAATCTTGTTTATCTCCGTCTTTTTGAACGTCTTTCATCGCAGATGCTTTTGCTTGATTTTCGCTTTGAGCAGAACTGATATTTATTTGATTCTGTCCTTGAATTGACATAAACAAATTTTCTTTATCAACTTCTGGATCTTCTCCCAATTTAATTCTTGCTTCTGAAAGAGTAATTAAAGAGTTGACATATTTTTGAACTATGTGTGTTTCTTTCTTTACTTGTGTGTCAACATCTATTTCATTAAACTTAAAAAAACAACGATCTGACATTGCTGAATCATATGGATGAATTAGCGGATCAAATCCACCCTCAAATAAAAGTTCATTAAAAATATGAACCCTAACCATCTCGGCAAATTGTTTTTGATATTGTTTAATCTTGTCGTAAAGCGCAGTATCAAGTCTTTCAGTAATAGATCTATTTCCTCCGTCAAAACTCATTCCCAAATGATGTGGGGCAACACCAAGACCTATCGCAACTCTTTCCTTAAAATGGCTTAAATATTTTGAAGCATCTAATGCTTCCTGATTAGAACCTATTATTTCGACATCATGCCTAAACGGAAGTATCAAACCACCTTCTGCCCTTAAATTTTCAATCTCAATAGCTGCCTGATCAATTTCTTCTGGTTCTGCAGGTTGATCTGCAGTTCCAATTCTGTATTTATACAAAGGAAACAATTCGCGGTGAACCAGGTTTTGAATGTCTTCCTCCATTTGACGCAGAGCGACAACGTCGTCTAAAACGCTTGATAAAAAAGGAGTTCCAAATGCTCTACCTGGTTTTTTATCAAACGCTAAATGAACAACTTTATCTGCGTTCCATTTTGGATCTCTTTCTGTTGGAGCATAGGTAAGAGGATTTGTTCTCTGAAGATATGCCTTAGGTTTATTATGTTTGTCTCGTAAAATTCTGGTCTGCTCAGTGGGGATAAGGTAATAGCCGACTATTGGTTCTGCGCCATTAAGTGATTTCAAAGAAGTCGGAAAATATTCAGTTAAATCTGCTCTAGCTTTTACAAAAAACGCGTTTGCAAACTTAAACAACTGATCAGATAAATCAATTAAAAAATCTAAAAATGGCCTGTTCATTGCCATTTCCATGTAGTCTATTCTTTGGTATAGGTAACCAACTGCTTCTGGATTTTCCCCAACTATTTGCCAACCCTCTTTCCAAAAGAGATCTTTATGTTTTGATATTGCCTGCTTAACATATGAATCTGTATCTATGGCTTGAATAATTCTGTCAAAATTGTAAGGAGACGGTTCAAAGTTAGTTCTTCCAGTATAATAATAATTTACACCCCTATATCCTAGGGCTAAAGCTGCGATCTTCATTGTTCTACCAAGAGAACTTATTTTTTCAGGCTCCATTTGAGCTGAAAAAAAATCAACACCCTCTATTTTTGTAAAAGGTAAATATTCGCGTAAGGCCATAGTTAACTAAACTCCATTTTGAATTATAATATTGTATAGTACAGTTGGTTTTAGTGTTAATTAACTTTGAGGATCGGCATCCTGAAATGTCTTTTTTAGAATAATATCTTTAATTGCTTCCAGCCAAAAAACAGTTTCTGGCTCTGAAAAATCACTTTTGTAAACAAGGTTGGCGTTTGTTATTTTGATATTAATATTGAATTCTTTTTCTTCACTTTGCTCAATTACATTATCTTCTGACATTATTTTACCTTTTTTGTTGTGTTTTGTGGGGTTTCAAAATCATCTTTAGACGATTCTACTTTGGCGTGCATTTGGTTTAACAGTTGCTGCGAAAGTTGTTTGATTGTTGCTTCTTTAACAACTACTTCAGTAATTAACTGAGATATCTTTTCTTGAAAAGATTGTATAATTAAATTAACATCTAAATTTTGATCATTCATAGTTGAATTATACCAGACGAGATTCCAGTTCGTCAACTTTTGCAGAAAGTTCTTGAAATGACTTAACTAAATAAGGAATTAAACTTTCCATAATAACTGTCCATGGTCTGGTACTTGCATTTTCTCCGCCAACAACAACTGAATCTGGAAGAATTTCATAAAGCTGTTGAGCTAAAAAACCTAATTTTTCTTTATTAAGACTATCTGATTTGTAAGTAAAAGACTTTACGTTAATATTATTAATAATATCACTTGCATTGATTTGTTTGTTAATAATATTTTTTAATCTTTCATCAGAAAGATTTTGTGGCCCCAACGGACCATATCTATAGCCTGCATAACTTTGTATTTGAATAAAGTTTACATCGTATATGCCTCGTTCAACTTTAATTCCACCCTCTTCAATTTCAACGTCATTGAACGTAATTACGTTATGATATCCGGTAACTATTGAAATTATCAACATAATACGTATTTGTAATAATTTTTGAACTAGTATTTAATGCTATATTTGAACTCCATGTATTGTTTATACCAGCCATTCCACTAGATGAAGATGTTAGGCTTCCTGATGCAATAGAATAGCTTCCAATAGACCCCGCAGTGGCGGTAATTATTCCATTTGTACTAACCCTAAAAGGAGCGATGCCAAATGTTTCACTGCCTAAATAAATACCATTAGAATCTGCTTTAAATACACTTGCTCCTGAACCAATCTTTATGGTTCCACCATCTAATGCTCCAGTAAAAGTTCCAGAAGCTGAAGAAAGAGATCCAGTAAAAGTTCCAGAAGCTGAAGAAAGAGATCCAGACAATGATAAGTTTGTGCCATCAAACAACAAATACTGTGAACCAGTGCCGACCTTGAAAGTTACTGGAGTAGATGGAGGACCAACAGTGGAGGGAAGCCAAAAGTTATGGGTATTTAAATTTATTGAACCAGCTGATATAGAACCTCTAATTTGCGTTGCATCAAAGATAGCTTGACCATTACCTGCAATCAACCAACCGGTATTACCAGTTGTCCACGAACCAGCCACTAATTGTCCATCATAGGTGCTTGATTTTATTACTGAGGTTGATCCAGCTAATGATATTGTATGTGCACCTATTGTTCCGGCTGTAATTTTATTAGCAGTTAAATTATTTATATATTGAGATTCGATTAATGGAGTATTCCCAGATGCTGCGATTCCCGAATAATCACTTTTTGCTCCACTTGTACTTACTGTTCTTACTCTTCCTGAATAAGTTGTAGGTGTTGAATCAGTAGAGTTTGTTACGGCAACTGTAAAAACATTTGCTTTTGCCCTGCCAGTTTTTATTGGAGAACCTGTGCCGCCTGCATTGTCGTATAGCTCATACTCAAAATAATCCAAGTCAATATCATTGACAGCCGTAAAAGAATACATAACTGTCTCAAAGCTTGCTGCCAAAGTTAAACCAACAATAGGAGAAGGATTTGATGAAGATGCTGCAGAGGGAGTCTTCACTCTTATCACTTCTGGTGAAGAATCAACAGCTGATATTTCAGCGTTTTTTGGTTTCAACGAAAAAAGATAGTTGGAATTGGGCTTGAGTCCGTGTTACTGTTTTCTTTATAATTGTCATTATCTTATTGCTCCAGTGCTAATGAATGCTATTGCAGAATCTATTTCTTCTGCATTCAAGGTCAAATTGTAATTTTTGCTGAAGGCATACTGTGTTATATTGACAGAGGATGCTGAGGATAGAGGATTTTTTTCTGAAAGAAGTTCTACCTCAAAAGAATAGTCGCTGTATTGCTCTTCTTTTGTTAGCGTATCAATATCTAGCGCATTAAAATTATATATTAGCGTATTTAAATTGCTAGACACAAAATACAAATCTATATTTGTTTCTTCTTTTACAACAATTTGTCCACTTGCGCTTGGAGTAGTTTTTGTTATTTTTACTTTTATTTTTCCTCTGTTTGGTCCCTTGTCTCCAAAAATTTTTAATCTTGGACCGCTGAATGATCCTACTATTTTTGAGCCTGGAGAGCTAGTTTCCCCATTTGTCCATAAAAAAGAATTTCCAAAATAACCTATTGTTACATCACGTGTATTGAGTGAATCTTTTTTCACATTATGAGAATAGTAATCAATTAAGTTGTTCCCAGTTCCAGAGGTTGATGCTATGTAGCTTGTTGGGTTATTGGAGGCGCTAGTAGAAATATAATTTGATGCAGATAATTCAATATACTGCACATTGTCTGAGTGATAATACAGATAATACGCACCTTCTGGTTTCAATCCTTTATTAACATTTGTAACAGATTTAAAATATAAAATATTGTCAGAATCCACTCCACTATATGTCACTGTTTTTGTATTTCCTATTTCATATACAACAACAAAAGAATCTTGATCAAAAGATTTAACAATAGAATTAGAACTCTGCGAAAAAACCTGTCCTATACTGTAGTTTTCTAGAGAAATCCCTATCCAATCTCCAATTTTTAAATTGTCTGATAAAAAAGGAAAAACTATCAATCTTCTTACAGGAGGCGTAATTGAAGTTGCCAAAGATGAATTAGTATAATATTTAAACCAAGCCATAGTTAAATCTCTTTATACAAAATTTCAAAATCATAACTATTTATTTTATCATCCTCTATTTCTATGTCAAAAGAAACATCAAAATCATAACCTCCGCCTATTTTTGAGACAGCATTGAATCCCGTAACAACTAAATTTGAATATGGTTTGTTATCTTCAAACCTATAATACTCCTCTCTTGCTGATTCATAATCTATAGAGTTTGCATTTATCGCATAGCTTCCATCTGTCATGTTGTGAGTATGATTTGCTAGATCCATACCTGCAATCGTGGCACCCTCCGCAAATGTAATTGGCCCATATATTGTTCCGCCATCAATTCTCAAATATTGAGGATGAGCATCTCCGTCTATGTCGTCTAAATCGTCATGAGAAGACCTAAGACTTTCTCTTTTTGATGAATCAACAACAATAGAACTAAATGCTTCGACGTATTTTTTTACATCATCTGATGATGGATCTGTCAAAAACGGTTGTCTTAATTTTCCTATTGATTCCATTTGTATAAGATAGTTTATGTATCTTCTTTTTAAGTTTATATTTTCAACAAAGGCAGAAAGTCTCTTGCCCAATGTAATTCTTCTTTCAACAAGGTCTGCAGTTATTGATCCAAGATTTCCAACTATCGCATTGTTTGCAACGACCAGTTCTCCGGTCAAGGTTGGCAGTTGCAAAGACATTGACGTTGTTGACATATCCAGCATGAGTGGCTCTAGCAATTTAGACTTGAATGTTAACACAGGTAACAAAAAGTTGTTGTAAAACATTTGAGATGTGTCTGAGCTATCTCTTTTTACTAAATGAATCAAAGAATTAATTTCAGACGCTATTGAATTTATTTTGATCGAAAAAAATGCTTGAAATTGCGCGGCTTGTTTTGCAGAGACTTGATCCAACTCGGATTGTGGGAGTGAGACTGGTAGGGTTGTAATTTCCTTGGCAAATTGCTTCGTATAATGCGTAACTGTTTTTGCCCAGTCTGTGAGATGTTTTGCAATTTCGCTTTCGGTTTCATTATTATATGTCTCCCCAAAATAATTAACAGATATATTTTTTATTAACATTATTTCATCATACAAATGCTCCAACATTTTTTTAATTGCATATAAATGTCCAAAGCTAGTCTGAGATATGACAAGTTCATATTGTTTTATGAATTCTCTACAGGCTCTGCATTGATGACTCGCTGCAAAAATGTATTCTTGATAACAAATAAAACTAGGTTTTGGATTTTCCACTTGTATTGTGAATGTTCCTTCTTCGGAATCAAATTGTGTCTTTTTGTTGTGTTTTTCAACATCTTTCCAAACTGCAGTATGAGCTGAATCAATTTTTGAGTTAACATAAGGATTAATATTAACACTTTCAAGATTTGTTTCAACCTCACTTAACAGGTTGTATATTATTTTTTCGCACTCAAATATATAAGATCTAACGTCTTTTATTTTTATTTGAGATACTGAATTATCAAACGCATAAGGAGAACGCTGTGTTTGGTTAAATTCTTCTATTCTTTTTTCAAGCGAATTTAAACTAGACGTATTTGATATTGGTTCTGCAAATACATCTTCTACCGCATTTGAATTTCCTAGACCATAATTAGCCATAATCTTTCCTTAAAATGTTTCCCTTCTAATTGGCGAACCAGTTTTTCTAGAAGGTCCTTTTTTAAAATAAGCTTTTGCTGCTATTGGTTGAGTTCTATTAATTATTTTTGTTTCAGAACTTGTTTTTTCATCATCATCTTTGTTACTTTGTCCGGGCATAAAAAAAGTGTTAGAAAAACTGCTTGTCTTTGTAGTATATCTTGTTTTGTGTAAATCGTTGTAATTTTCTGTTATTGATAACAAAGCTAGAATCAACGCATCGTGAGCATGATCTTGCGCTGACCCAGCTGCTTCAAAAACTGGCCTACCAGTTTGAGTAGTTCTTAAAACTACGTAAGATATTAGTTGCATATACAACTCATCGTCTTTTTCTGGAGCAACTAATATTTCTCTTTCTAAATATTGTCTTAAGTTGTCCACCATATATGGTTTTATTTCCTTTTTAACTGGCAATTTAGTGTATGGGTCCCTAATTTCTATTGCCTCTGCAAAGCTAACCCCTTTAACTTTTTGTTTTAGTCCAGATATTGGATTCTCTACACCATACTTGTGCAAAAGCTCTACTTGAACTTCTCCAAAACCTCTATCAACATATATGTGTTTTGGCTGAAATATATCATTTAATTCAACTATTTTGGAGACGGCTTTAGTCAAAGTATATTCGGATTTTTGTATTTCTTCTCTATAGGCAACTTTTACTTTGTTTCTAAATCTTTCTTCTTCATATATATCAGAGCAAGCTTCTAAAATTACGACATTTGTTCCTGCTCCATATTTGTCCCAGTCAACTCCCATAACAAAAAAACTTCTTGCAGAGTTTATCTCTGGAATATAATTCCAGCTTGGAGATATAAACGCCTTGTCAACATATTTTCTTGGATATACGCCCTCTGCGTCTTCACCCCAATCAGCTTCTATTTCGTGTCTGTATCCAATTTCTGAATATTGTTCTCTGAATTCATCTTCTTGATCTTTGGAAAAAAAAGGATTGCAGTAAGAAGGAAACCAAAATTCTTTGAATCTAGCGCTTCTGCACCATTCCCAAAATCTTTCTCTTCTACCAGTTGGAGTAGATGCACCAATCAAAACTTTGTCAAGTTGATCTTCTGCTGTTTTCTGCAGCATAGCATAAAGTGCGTCTAAATCGTCTGCATGCATGTAGTCCATTTCATCAAGAACAATGACATGTGCCTCCTGACCTCTGGCTACGTCGGATTTACCACCTGACCTCATTCCAGATGTAAAAAATCTTACTGTAGAGCCATTTGTAAATTGAATCATAAATTGAGGAGACGTTACTTTTCTTATTATTGAATTCATAACTATTTCATTTTTAGAAGCTAGTTTCAATATCTCTTGATAAATTAATTCAACATGAGATTTCATTGGTGCAATAACAAGACATCTTCCGTCTTTGTGAGTATAGCTATAGTGCAATAGATATATTGCCATACTAAAAGTCTTACCAAGACGACGACCAGCTCTTAAGACTTTTCTCAAAGCTGGGTCGCGCAAAATTAACGTTTGATAAACTCTTGTTTCTGCATCAAGAAAATGTTTAGCCCATACGCACGGATCTTTTGCTATGTGTATTTGCTTTTGTTGTTCTGCCGATATTCCGAAGTTCTAATAAATCATTATCTATTTCAAAAGGTTCATCTATCAAAAGAGATAATTCCCTATTTGTCATAGGTCTGCCAGTTACTTGTTCTCCATCAGCCCAGTTAAGATGTTGAAGTTTATTTGCAAATACCCATTCAATTCTATTAATTTGCTTAAATGTTTCAATGTCTTGAGCTTTAATTAGTTCAATTAAATCTTCTCTAGAAAGTTGTTCTAAATCTTGTCTAAATTTTTTCGTTTTAGATGATAGTGCTGCTGTCATAATTATCCAAATTGTGCTGCCAGCATAGAGCCCTCAGAGCCGAGCATGCTCCTTGCGTTTAATCTTGAATTCTGTATAGCCATAACTCCCCTTGCTCTTGATGTAGCCGCAACTTCATTATCCTTATATCCCGCTCCAAAAATGGGTTTGTTAATGCTTCCCTTCATTGATTTAAGTGCTTCTTTTTGAAAATTAATCCCACCCATTATGGCGTTGCCTACGCCCTTGCCCACATCATAGGCAAGAGTTGCCCATCCATAGGCGCTGAATGCTTTACCTGCAAGTTTACCATATGTGCCTAAATAATGTCCACCCATTTTTAAGGCAGTTCCATATTGCTTTTCTCTAAGTGCTTTCATACCAACTTGACCAGCTACGCTTCTCATAGCCTTGACATCTCCGGTTTTTAACAAGTTCATTGCATCGTCTGCATAGCTTGCCCCTGGCAGAAAACCACCAACTTTAAGAGCATGGGTTGCATCATCTACAAGTCCAGTAGGCCCGAACAATCCTGTCGATCCAATTTTAGTGGTTTCCATTGCACGACCAAAAGATCCTGCAACTCTTTTAGCTATTTTTTCATTTGATACTAATACCTTTGAAAAGTCTCCACTAATTATTCTTCCATATCCAAAAAGGTCTTTAGTTATTTGACCCGGTATAGTGTGCATTAACTTTTCTGTTATGCTCATCCCGCCCATTCCTGCTCTTATGACATCATCGTATGTTCCCGACTTAATTGCAGCATTAATCGCATCGTCTGTTATAGATGCAGGATCCATTATTGCTCCGAGTCCAGATCTTGCTAATTCATTTCTAACAATACTTTGCATAAATGGCGCATTTGTCTGTTTGCCCAACTTAAGCAAATTAGATTCTAATCTAGCTAGATTGGCTTCTGCTTTTGCTCCTCTTGCAAGAGTTCTTCTTTGTGCCCTAGTTGCTGTTGCTTCATCAAAACCCGGACTTGCCCTTAACGCATCTGCTGCCTTTTTAGCTTCTTGGAAATTGTCTGCTCTACTTGCCGTATTTAATCTACCAAAAACACCACCTGTAAACAATGGATTTGCTTCACTTCCTGAATCAACTACGTCTCCAAAAAATTTTCTGGCTATGTTTTTCATAAACTTTGGCTTCAGCAACATGTCCGAAACAAAAGCTCCACCTTGATATGGTGTATATGGAGCATTTCTGCCGGATACACCACCTAGCCTTGCAACTGAGTCAAGTCTCACTCCGGCAAAAGGAGTAACGTTAGTTGCTTGCGCTTTTATTTTTTTGCCTGCAAATCTGCCAAGAAAATTTTTACCAAAAGCGTAATCTGCCGGGTCACTCATTGTTTGATCAATGTATGCCCCTGTTCTTCTGCCTATTGATTGTCTTAGCCCTTGTAATCTTGTGTTTTTTGTTCCTTCTCCGACATCAAGAAAACCTCCACTAAACATTGTATTTGCGTAACGGGTCGCACCAAAAACAACGGACTGCGTTAGGCCCATCATTGGTATTGCACCCAAAATTTTTAGAGGCAATGGCGTCGACATTTGCATAGGTTGCTGCATGGCCTGTTGCGCAGCCTGACCCTGCACTTGTGCTCCAAATTGATCCATTTCAGGCATTAGTATCCGCCCCTTCTTGTATTGTGAGCGCCAAAAACTATGTCTCCTCTTGCATTTAATCTTTCTGCAGTTAAAAGTGATGAGTTGTAAAATGGAGATTCATTAATTATTTGCATGTTTGCTTTTCTAGCTTGATTTGTTGTTGCTATTGATCCACCTACAAACAATCCTCCCGCTGCAGCACCTGCAAGACCTCCATATGCAACTCCCGAAATTGCTCCTAGTGCTAGTCCCCTTCTGCCCCCTCCAAATCTAGGTCCCCTAGCTCCGATAGCACCGCCAGCAATTCCGCCTGTTAGCATTCCTAGCGTCATTGTAGTGTACCCTATATCCACAGCATCCCCAAATGTATCTGCAGGGAACCTAGTTGGATGTTGCGCTCTTGCTAGAGATCCTACTCCTCCAGTAGCCAAAGATCCAGTGGTTGCTCCAAGAGTAAGACCAGCAATTCCGCCAATTGTACCGCCTGCTAGCATTCCTGCTCTACCAAATCTTCTACCAAGCATTGCTCCGGCTGTTGCGCCAATACCTCCACCACCAAATCCTCCAACACCCACTGCTGCAGGATTTGCCTTATCGGGATATAGCACTCCTAGCATCATTGTTGGAGTAAGTTTAGTGCCTAGCATCTTCAGGTCTGCATCTGGATCATCAAAAGCAAGATCCATCGCTGCATCAGTCATTCCTCTTCCTAGGGTCTTTCCCAGGCCAGCAAGGAATAAACCTCCTAAAATAACGCTTCCAGCCACTTTTCGACGTGTAGAACCGCCTGGTCCCACAATTGCTCTACCCATATCGGATATCTCTGATAACGCAGGACTGCTTGATCCCACAATCGCTCTACCACTAGCGGCTAAAGATCTACCCCTAGCGGCTAAATTTGATAACACAGGCATTTTTATTCTCCAAATAGATAATTATATTTATTAGGCCCCATCATTGTGTGACCTATTTTGTTTCGATCTAAATTTCCAACAACTCCCGCAGTGACGAGTGGATCTCTTCTAATGGAATCAATCATTGTGGCATCTTGCATGTCGTAGTTTGCTTGTTGTACCAACCCCGGATTTTCAGTTGGTTGCTCTTGCATAACCTGTTCATGCAGCTGCTTGTCTCTGCCTCTTCTAGCTAAATAGTAACCAGCACTGAGAGCTGCTACACCAATTCCCCCTCTATAAACACTTGGCTTGGCTCTTTGGACTGCTTCTCTTATTCTTGCATCTCTTCCGAGTCTAATAGACGTTCCACCTATTCCTTCGTCTACTCTATGTCTAGAAAAAGCTCTTCGAAGCATGTTTCTAAATCCAGTGTTAGATTCTGCTTTAGCTAAAACTATGTCTCTATCCTCCAGCATTTGCGCTGCATCGGGCATTGATATTCCAAGTGATGCTGCGTGAGCTTCTGTGGCGTTTGTCATTCCCGGAACTGCGTACAGTAGCCCCCTTTCTCCTGCTACTCCTCCTGCTCCTGCTGTTCCCTGATCAAATCCTGCAGCCCTAAAAACCATACCTCTACTAACACCAACCTGATCATTTCCAACACTTTGAGATATACTGTGTTGAAGTGAGGCAAGACCTTCGGCAACGTCTCCGGTAACAGTTCCTCTAATTGGTCCTCCATGTTCACTAAATTGTCGAGCAATAGGAGCTATTAATTCATCTTCTATTGCGGTAGAACCTCTTTGAAGTATTCCTCTAATATTTGCAATCTCTTGTTGAGATTTAAATATTCCAGTTTCAATTAAGGTGTCATCAGATAAACCTTCGTCTATTATTTTTCTTCTCCACATATCAACAAGTCCTTCAGATAAACTTCTTGATTCTTGTCTACCCATTCTTCCTTCGCCCATTATGAAGTTAATCATTTTTTGATCATTATTCAAGTTAACTTCTGACATATGCATTTTTCCAAGTCCTGCAGATTCATAAAGTGGTGATTCCAATAATGGTGTATCAAATAGTCCAGTGGCAGTAGACTTAACTCTTATGTCACTCAATGCTTGCTGTGTTAGCCTTATTCTTCCCAGCTCCCCAGAGCCACCAGCTCTCATTACTGAAGGAGTAGTTTCTTCAAAAGTTATTACTCCCATTTCACCTAAAAGATTTCTGCCACCAGCAATCTGTTGTGCTCTAGTTGCTAGACTTTCAATTTGTTCTGAGCTCAAAGTTGCCAAATGTGCTTCAACCAAATCTGGAGTTGCACCTGGGTTTGTCATCAAAAATTGTTGCCTTGCCACTCTTAATGCAGTTGCTCTTCTTCCTTGAGTGGTACTAAAAGCAACATCTGCAGTAATTGCTGAAGCTGCAACAAAATTAGATCTAATAGTTGGATCAATCATTTCCATTCCGGCTTTTCCAAAATGTAAAGCTTGAATCATTGAAGGTGCATTTGCTTCATTAAAAACAGCCTGTCTTTCTCTCATAGATCTTCCCATAACTCTATCTATTAAAAGATTTCTTTCTTGAAGATGTGGCATTCCTACAAATCTTCTCGTTGCAGACATGGAATCAACAAAAGCTTCCTGACCAGCTTCGGTATCTAATAAATCAATCATTGAAGCTGGACCAGGAACTCCAATTCCAGCAACTGTGTCTGCGTATTGCAGAGTTCTTTCCATTTGTCCAGCTTCACTGGCAGATATTCCTAGACTTAAAACTCTTGCCCTTGTAGCTTCTCCATATGGACCAGGAGTAGCTGCTTTAGCTAAATCTAAAGTATTTTTAATTGCTCTGTGTGCAAGAAATTCTGGAACATCTGTTACAGTACCTCCAATAACTCGCTGATAAGTACCTGTAGCAAGGTTATAATCTTGATAACCTCCTGCATATTCAATTCTCATCCCCTGCATTATTCTAGGGTCTGTTGTAGTTGACAAAAATCCAAAAACCTGATCAGATATTTCTTCTATGTTTGCTAGATTTGTAGTCGGAGTCATTGCACCAATTCTTGATATTGATACTCTTGCTTGTTCTACTGCTGAAGCAAGCATGCGGTCTATAGCTACTCCTCCAATGGTTCCCCTGCTACCTGCTGTTAATAATTCCATTTGATCGGTCTGAACACCTCTTATAATAGCAGCTGATAATTGCAAGTCTACATCAGATATGTGTGCGCCGGATGCTAGTCTACGAACTAAGCCTTCACCTTCTGGCGTCTGAGTTAACCTTTCTAACAGATCTGTTGTTAATAAAATACTTTCAATACCTCTAGGTTTTACAGATTCTCCAAACCTTCCTGCTTTTAATGCTGTTTCTGGAGACAGTATTGAACTCACCGCTTCACCTAACATGGACTCTAAAGTCTCACCTCTTGCTTCTGCAGCTCGTTGTAATAGTCCCATTTTTTCAAAGATATGCTCACCTGCAAGTTGTGTAACGTCTATTACTCCTGTTCCAGAAGTTAACTTTTGTTGAAGAGCCGTTAAAAGAGCTGCTCTTTCCGGTACGTTCATAAATTCATCAAGTGCGGCAGCGCTGTTTATTATTTTTGGAACGTCAAAAGATCCAACCTTGTTACCAACAATAAACGTATTTGGATCAAGAAGATTTCTGATTTGTTCTTCATAGTTTGCTGCTGCTGAAGATCTTCCAGCTGCAGTCGTCAAATTGTGCACAATTCCTCCAGTTGACCCTGTCTCTATTCGATATGTTCTTGTTCCCAATCCTATTGCAGCCTGACCTGGTCTTCCAGCTCTTACTGATTCCATTTCTGGAACAATCATGTGCACGTTTGATCTACTTGTTGGACTTACCGGCATAGCCCCCAAGGCAGCGGTGGAATCTGCTCCTGTTAGATCATAAAAACCAACAGATAAAGACCTAACTTGATCATATGGACCAACACCTCCAGTTTCAACGTCCAAAGCAGCTAAACGTATACCTGCTGTCGCTCCTCCCGTTCTTCTTGCTTCAGTTAGTGCATCATCTAACATTTGAGTGGTATTTCTTCTCGTTAAACCCTGCCTTAAATATTCTGCGGTTGGAATATCTGTTGCGGATACTCTCATTGCATTTCTTCCCAATCCTCGCTTGGTTATATCAACAGAAATTGCCCTTCCTTGAAGCAAAGTGTCTAGGGCATTATCCACGCCTGGTTGAGACATTCCATAAACAGTGGCTCTCCTTGGGTTACCTGATGGAAGCTGTATAGAAGGAAGACCATAACTTGATTCATAACTTTGAAATACAAGATCTTGAAATTGTCTATCTAATCTGGATCTTTCTGCTTGAGATGATATCAAGGAAAGATTCATTGTTGGAGAATCCAAAGCTAGCTCTAGCATTCGTTTTCTTTGAGAACCAAAAAGACCACCTTCTAGTTCTGCTCTTATTGCATCTCTATAAGCAACTTGCAGATTTTCTAGTCCTTCAAAAATTTCTGCGTTGTCAATAGTTCTAGGTACTCGAGCTGCACTTGGTAATCTTAAATTTTTTTCTACCAGTCTTTCAATTTCTGCTCTTGATTTTTGAGTACCAAAAACTTCTACGTACATATCGACAATATCGTCAAACTTTGACATGTTATTCTTCCTGGTTTGTATCTATCGTTTGGGCCTCGATGTATTCGTCCAATTCGTATGTTCCCAATTTTTGTTTGAGTAGTTTTTCTCTTTGTATTTCAATATTTTGAACTTTAGAAATAATATCTGATATAGCCTGTGCGGTATCCAGTTGAACTTGCCCAATTTTTGCTTTTGCTTCTCTTGTTGCAAGAAGTTGATTACGCAAGTCTTTTCTTCTTTTGTGAAGTTTATCTTCTAGCTCCACTGCTAGGTGTAATTCTTTTTTCATTATTGGTTGTCCATCTTGGTCAATTCCAATAACATTTTCTTGTATAAAATGCTCTTTGGCTAATAATTTTGTTTTTCTTAGGTACTGAACCTCTTGGTCAACCAAGTCTCTTACCATAGAAACTTCTACTAAATTATTTGGATTTACATCTAGTTGCTGCAGGTATTCTTGAGTAAACTGAACAACCATAGACATTTCAAGTGGACATGGTTTGTTTCTCGGTGCAACATTTTCTTTAAGCAATGGACATGTCTCTGAAAAAATACATCTTTCAGCTTCACAATTCATTGGTATAGATGCAAACATAGCTGTCTTTGTTTTTTGTGGCTTAACTAATTCGTTTGCTTTTTTTATCTCTTCTTCAGACCATGATTCTGGAAAAAATAAATCTGGTCTTAAAGATTCAAAATTTTTCATAAAAGAATTTTTATCTTCTGGTTTTTGTATGTTACCCATTAAAATCAATCCACTCTGTTGTGTAAAAACCTTTGTCATCAAAATGCTCTACAACGGCACTTCTGCAATGCGTGCAATAACGCTCTTTTGAATACAAAAATTCTGGTTGTTCAACAAAATATTCTACTATTTCTTGCATTGTTTTTGAACACCTTGGACACTGCACATTATTGCTCTGTTATTAGTTCACTCAAACTTTTCTGCAACTTTTGCATTATTTCTATATTATTCGCTGCATTTGTGAAAACTCCAATTTCTTTCATTTTGTCTGGAGTTAATGTAGAACTAATTATAAATCTTGCCCCTTTGCAAATATCGCAGTATATTTCTTTTTCAGACAGCGAACATATGCAGGGATCTATTATGTTAAAAAATTCTAAAGCTTTTGCTATTTCATACCATCTAGCTTTAAACATCTTCTTTGTCTGCTCTTTGTAGGCTCTAAGCTTATGCTGATCACTGGACAGCAATGTTCCCATATCCAAGCACTGTTTCATTAAATCATTTATTGTTTTATATAAAAAATTAGGTAGCTCAAAATCACCTGATTCATTAATAAAACTTTCCCAATTACTCATTATTAAATTGGCCTTCCATTTTGTGGAACTGGTGCAATTGGTCTTCTTGGATTATATCCACCTCTGTGATCTTTTCTTTTGTTGGCAAATCCAATTCCACCTAAGGCTGCACCTGCGCCTATGGCTTTTCTTCCTGTTCTAATATTCTGTGGTTGCATAGAGGTTCTGTATGCCGATGCTATTGCGCTGCCCATTCTATTTCCAGCAGGAAAAGTACCAGAAGGCATATGACCAGCCCTCATTGAACCTTTCAATAATCTATTGATACCATAACCAAGTGGCTCTGCGACATTATCAATGGCTCCACCTATTCTTCCAAAAACCCCTGGCATGTTAGTACATCCTAATTCCGGTTGGTCTTCCTACTGTTTTGTCTAACCCAGATGATCTTCTTCTCATGATTGCTCCGGCACCCACAACTGCCGCTGCAGCTGCTGCGCCTTTCTTATAGGGATGTGATCCAATGCTGCTTCTGACAGCAGAACGAAGACCTTGACCAGATAAATTTGTAGTAAAATTTGAAACTGCTCTTCTTGCAGATGATAGCGGCATAAAACCTCCTGAGGTTTTTCAGTTATAGTAATTAAATTTTTTCTGCTAAAGAATCTTTTTTGTTTGGTTTAATTATAGTAGTTTTAATTAAGTTATCCTTGCAGTCTAAATCAAATATAGACCCTCTAGGAGTAGCTTTTTCAACTATAAATTTTGCTAGCGGGTCTTCTATTTTTTCTCTTCTTATTTGAGCCAGTCCTCTTGCTCCTTTAATTGAGTCTACTCCATTATTAATTAAAAAACTTAAAACACTATCTGTGTATCTAATTGAATAGCCTTTTTTACCTAATTTTTCTCCGACTATAGACATTTCTATTTGTGCAATTCGCCTACAGTCTTCTTCAGACAAATAATTGAAAATAACTGTTTTATCTATTCTATTTAAAAATTCTGGTTTGAAATGTTTTTTTATTGCGTCGTTTGCGTTTCTTTCAACAACATCTCTTGATGGTATTTCTTTTGTGTTATTTTTATAGCCAACAGAATTAGTAAAACCGGCTCCTCCCGAAAGTAAGCTTGTGCTAACTTTATCGTTTCCAAGATTAGTGGTCATAATAATTACGGTATTTTTGAAGTCCACTATTTCTCCTTTTGCGTCAGTTAAAATTCCGTCATCAAATACTCTTAAAAAAGTGTTCCAAATATCTGGATGAGCCTTTTCTATTTCGTCCAATAAAACAACTGTGTTTGGTTGTTTTTTAACTATGTTAACTAACTGACCACCTTCTTCATGGCCTACGTAGCCAGGGGGTGATCCAATTAACTTTTGATTTTCATGCTTGTGCTGAAATTCTCCACAGTCTATTCTGACCATTGATTTTTCTAAACCAAACAAGTACTTGTGCAGACAATTGGCTAAATGAGTTTTTCCTACTCCAGACGATCCCGCAAACAAGAAAACACCCAACGGTCTATTTTCGTCATTTAATCCTGCTTGACATCTTCTAAGGGCATCGACTATTATTGAAATTGCTTGGTCCTGCCCTATTATGTTTTCTTGCAAATAGGCATTGAGACCCATAAATTTTTGTTTTGTAATTGGCTTTGTCTTTTTTGCATTTGGTTTTTCAGTTTCTTCGCTTGCAAAGTCTGTTGAATCTAATTTTGTATGTTTTTTTTCTAATTTTTTAATTTTCTCCAAAAATGATTTAGACACAAGATCATCATCAACATCAGAACCAAATAAAAATGGATCAGTAGATTTGGGTGCGTCATACGCAATGTTGATCCATCCGTCTAAGTCTAAACCGGGATTTAACATTACACACCCTGAGTACAGGGCATCGACTATTTTTTCGGCAGCTTTTCTGCTCATCATACGCAAAGAATCTGATATTTCGCTTTTAAGGTTAAAAACAAAAAAATCAATTACAGTTTTTTTAAATTTTATAAACTCTGCTTGGTTTGAAATATTTCCATGAGAAGATAAGAAACTCTGCACACCTTCTGGATCCAGCACCTTAAACTTGACATACGTTGCAAGTTCGGGGAAATATATCTGGTAAAGCTTCATACAAACATCCTCTGCTTAAAAGTATAGTAACAGAAAAAAATGTTTGTTGTATTTTCCTTCGTATCTGAGAGAGATTATTATCAATCTTACACTAGATTGAGATAGAGCACACAGATCCTATAGGGCTTCTGGATACGATTATACAGCATCACGGCACTGTGTCAAATAAAAATTACGAAATATCCTCTATGCTAGGGTGATCTTCTACACATGGACCAAAAAAATCCCAAATCCTAATTAAATCTTCTACAGTATTTATTCTGTATTTTAAAATTTTTATCGCTCTAATGTAGTCGTGATTATAATTTGAGTTCTTAAACATGTTGTTGTTAGCCTTATGTTGTGGTAGTATTTACGTCAGTCAGTATATCACCAAAGAAAGACATCAACGCACAAATGAACGAATCAGAAGATTTTGAGGAAGTATCCTTAAATTCTACAAAAAAACAAAAAGATGAGTCTAGGCAGCTGGAGCTAGCAATAGCTCAGATTGAAAGACAATTTGGAGCAGGGTCTGTTATGAGATTGGGTTCTTCTAAATTTACGTCTTGGCCATCAATATCAACTGGAGCTCTGTCTCTCGATAGAATTCTTGGCATTGGTGGCTTACCGAAAGGTAGAGTGGTTGAAATATATGGCCCAGAATCTTCTGGCAAATCAACTTTAGCTTTATCTGTTATTGCCCAAGCCCAAAAGCAGGGTATTAGGTGCGCTTATGTAGATGCCGAACATGCGCTTGATCCGGTCTACATGCAAGATGTAGGAATTAATTTAGATGAATTATTATTAGCTCAACCTGATTATGGTGAACAGGGTCTGGAAATTGTTGACAAGCTAATTAGAACAGGCGAGCTTGGAGTAGTAGTTGTAGATTCTGTAGCGTCTTTAATTCCTAAAGCTGAATTAGAAGGTGAAATGGAATCCATGCAAATGGGTGCGCAAGCACGTATGATGTCAAAGGCAATGCGCAAACTTGTCGGATTAGCTAACCAGCACAAAACATTAATAATTTTTATCAATCAAATAAGGATGAAGATAGGTATTATGTTTGGCAATCCTGAAACTACTCCGGGCGGGAAAGCTCTTCCCTATGCAGCGTCAGTAAGAATTGACATAAGAAAGAAGGAAGACTTGAAAGATAAATCTGGAGAATCAGTAGGAATTAGAGTAAAAGCTAAGATTATCAAGAACAAGATGGCTCCGCCATTAAAAATAACTGAGTTTAATATACTTTACGGAAAAGGAATAGATGAGTATGGATGTGTTTTTGACGTTGCAGTGGATCAAGGAATCTTTACACAAAAAGGTGCATGGATTTATTATCAAGGTGAGCTCTTTTCTCAAGGACGAGAAAACGCAATATCACAAATAAGGGACAACGAAGATTTGTTTAGAGATATCAAAGAAAAGCTTGCCAATGATGGTTGAGAGCAAAAAAATTGAACCATGCCCTGATTGTCCAATTCCAACTAATTATATAGTTAGAAATGGTTTATCAAATGGAAATAAATGTCTTTACATAGATTGTAGAGAATGTGGAGATAAATGGATAGAGGAGTTAGAAAATGAATGAAGAAGACCTAAAAAACTTTTATAAAAAATACGAAAATTACACACAAAAAAACAACGTCTTTAATTTTCAATCTAGAAAAGAAAAAAGCGATTCAATTCCGGTAAAACTAAGAGTATCTTTTGACCTTAAACCATCAGAAGAGTTTATTGAGAAGATGGAGTACAGATTGCTGAAAGTTCAAGAAGCTTTAGATGATTTAAGAGATGAATTGTATTTGTATTCAGATGATTGAGTTACTATAACTACATGAAAATAATTGAGCTGAAAAAGATCTAGCTTTTTGCCAAACGCAAAACGCGCGCAATTTTTTTCGGTTTTTATTTTTTTTAAACAGAGGAATAAGGACTTATAATATGAATTTTTTTCTCGATCTGATAAAAAAAATTTTGGAATCAGACAGAATAGACATCCAAAATGGAATATTTGATTTTGATTCTCAAGGAGAAATTCAAGACAGTGTCTTGACCGCATACTCAGAAGAAGACGGCCAGATCACTCTAGCCGTCTTCTCCAAGGAACAATGGGATATGGTCAACGACATCTGTGCACTAAATGGTGATGATCAAGAAACCGTCGTCAGATCATTGGCCACGGAAATTCCAAACGTGTTCACCATAAACCCCGATGACTTTAATTAAACATATTTTATAGGTCCGTACACATCATCAAAGCAATTCTGGCCGTAAGTGTCGTACAACAAACATCCATACATCTCAAGAGCAAATCTTTTTGACATTTGTGCCGGAAGTACAGTTTTAATCTTTTGATTGATGTGAGCGCCGGCCAAATCAAAACCATTTGAATTAGTATAGAAATTATACAATAAAGTACGCTCCGATAAATTTTCATACATTGCCTCATCATAGGGATTATTGACAAGAACCATGCAGTCAAAATCATATCCATACTTGAACTGTAAATCAACACCCATTCTACATTCATTTTCCAATCCCATGAATATCACATTACCATGTGAGACCTGACAATTGTCATACAGTACAGTGGCCAATCTTTGCGTCTTTTTTCTATCAAAGTCATCTCTATTATTGGTATTAAATAATAATAAGTTATGACCAGGTGACAGTAGTCCTATCAATGATGAATTTATTCTCCAAGGATTCTTGGATCTGAACAATTTCTCTGATCCTACCAATATGTTGTTTGGCATGGTGTTTATGGTGGCCATGATGGGTATCAGTAGTCGTATCCGTAGTTGTCCATGTCAAAATCGACGTCATTGTAGGCTGGTCTGAACATATCATATTCTGTCTTTGTGTATTGACCGAGGTATTGATCTATCTCTTCGTATGATTCCAAATTAAAATTTTCTGGATCAATAATGTTTGTCATTTCAGTGATTCTTTCTGTTTGTATGTTCGCCGGCTTTTCCGACAAAGTGAGCATACGTTATCACAAGGTTTTTCGATTTGGCAACTTGTTGTGGGAAATTTATAGGAAAAATTTTCGTAGCTCTATAAAGGTGTATAAAAATCTTAAGAGTTAAAAAAATAAGGAAAATTTATGAGCGGGTAATAGTTAAGTTGTATTTGTATGGTTTACTTTAACGAGCCCACCCCCCCATACCCTCTTATTGTTGTCTTTTTTTTATGGGTAGCCACTCGGTTACTCACGCACACCAAACTGCCTAAAGAAAGAAGGTAAACAATATGATGCGGTTAAATCAGGATGAGCATCCTAACAACAACAACGGTCCACAGTGCATCCATTGTGGGCAACACTATAATCATTTCGACTACTACCTATCGGGGTACTGCTCGGTCGAGTGCAAGGAAGAGTGGCTCCAAGAAGCTGACAAGAAGGACAAGAACTAGAGCAAATCGGAGAGAAGACCCCGAAAGGGGTTTTCTCTTTATGGGTAGTCTGACGACTTCCTTCATTTACCTTTGTGAAAGGAGGTGAATTGAACCAAATCAAGGCGTTCCTCGCGGAGCACTGGGAGTTGGTCCTCGTGGCCATTCTTCTTTTGACTCCAGCGGTGAGCTGGGCCGGAGCTATCGTGCAAGCGATATTCGGCCTGGTGAACTGGCTTGGTGTTGCTGTGGCCATAGGGTTCTTCGGATCCAGATGGTTCACCAGGAACAACAGGTGAGTTGATCGTCAACTGAATTGGATCGGGGCCATATCCTTGGCCTGGCACCAGAAGTTTAAGTAAGCGAAAAAAAAGAAGCTGAACAATCAAGGGTATTGAAGGGCGGCCCGTCTCGTATGCGGGCGTTCTTCTTTTATGGGTAGTCTCTGGACTTGGTAGTCCAGACCCAACATGAAGGGAGATTGTCATGGGGGCCCAAGGGCCCAACAGACATTCACAACCAAAATGCAGACTGGAACACTGGCACAAGATCGTTGAGATCGTTGCTAAGAATCCTGAGCGATTTCCCACAATCAAAGTGGGTGTCGAAGAGGAAATCGAGGCAATGAGCAAGTGTCCCTGCACAAAGTGCAGCACTGTTTTTAAATGTGTGAAGTGCGGAACAGGCATTGCTCTGGAACGTTTTTCTACACAGGAAAAGAATGGCTGGCCGCACTATTGTGAAGACTGCACGACAGCATGGATTGATCGCATGATCAACATGAAATCAGCAGAAGGCAACTGAGCAGAAAAAGGATGCTCAAAGGAGGAGACCCCGAAAGGGGTTTTCTCTTTATGGGTAGTCTGACGACTATCTGGACACGGCCAGGCACGTGTTTTGTCCCAAAACAAACAAAACACAACAGCAGGAGGAATCATGCTGCAATGCAACCAAATCCGTGAGATCGAAATCGCTCTCACAATCACAGACAACGACAAAGCAAACGCCAATGTCGAGGCCATCATGACCCACGTGAGGGGTCTGATGGAGCTCCTCCACTACGGCCAAGCACAATTGAAGGAGGCTGTGGCAATACTGGAGAAGAGGAAGAGCTGTCTCGACGGCGTAATCAACTACGCCAACGATAAGCTCAACTCCTAACTAAAAGGTAGAAGGTAGCCTGGTACCTTCGGAGAGAGGACCCCAGAAATGGGGTTTTCTCTTTATGGGTAGCTTGACGGCTGCCTAAAGGAGGAGAGTTTATGTCTCTACAATCCATGAAAGGAGGTGACATGGGCCCCACCAACGCGTCCATCGAGGAGCGTGTGAAGCTGGCAACGGAAGTCGAAGACATCCGTTTCAGGATCCACGAGCTCGAGAGGAAGGGAATCACAGCGTTCACGGTTGACCAGCGCAAGTTGGACAACTCGCTGATCGAGCTGCTCCCGGAGATCTTTGGCTGATCCTCAAATATGGACCGGAGGATTATGTGAACCTCTGTTACTCACAATCACGGGAGAAGCCCCCTTCGGGGGGTTTTCTCTTTATGGGTAGTCCCCAGGCATGAAAGTCTGGGCCCAATACAAAGGAGATGCCGATGGCATTACCGGATAAGGTCCGCACTGGCCTTGAGCAGGTGCAAAAGGACTTGGCAGAAGCAATTCAAGAGAGGAACATCGCAGACCAAGAATGGTTTTCGTGGACCGATCTTGAAGAGGTGATCGCCAAGATTCTTCAGGACTGAACCAAAAGGATAACGGGTGGTAAGTTCGCCCGTTTTTCCTTTATGGGTAGCCCATTGACTTGGGCTCCTACGCCAACTCAGTTGCGTTAAAAACTGGGGGAAAGGAGGTCCTCATATGGTCCTCTGGAAGGTGCGCTACACGTGCGCTCACTCCGGACACCCGAGGTCCGTGAAGGTGCTGGCCAAGAACCCGCTCCAGGCACGGCTCCGGGTCCAGATCAGGAACCGTGGGTACTACGAGGCCAACCTCGCAGAACTCTTCACGGTGACCCGTGTCTGGCCGAAGTAGTCACGTAGCACACAGCTGTTAAGTCAAGCCGGGCCTGATTGGTAGCCTGGGACCAGAAGCCATCAAAGAGAAAGACCCATGTAGGGAGGCTCTGATACACGTTATCACACCTTCAGCATGGGTCTTTTCTCTTTATGGGTAGTTTGACAGCTGCCAAGTCGTACGGTAACTCCGTGCGCATATCAAGGAGAAATCCCAATGGACAGTCAGATGCAGGACGAAGACCTGCGTTCGGAGTTGTCATACTGGACAGACGAGAGGTTCTTTTACTTCTCGTCAACCAAGACGGGGAAGGAGTACAAGTTCATCTTGTTGCTCCAAGCCATCTTCAACGTCCAGTCTGACAGCGTTTCCTACGCGGCGCAATCCGCCACGGAGCGTCTCAGCAGGTACGTCATCAACATGGTACCAGTCGGCTACTCTACTCGGTTGATCCGAGGCGAGCCCGATCCCGGTGTCTCCTACTTCGTCGAGTTAACCATTTCATGGCGATTCGACAAGTATGGTGATCGCTACCCGTTCGTCGCATACGTCCTCGTCCCTTCCGAGCACTACAGGCAGTACGTGGAGCTCCACAACAGCATCGGGTACAACCCGCAACTGGGTGCGATGTGGTTCCACGCCAACGTGCCACTGGTCCACATCGTGGACCAGGACTTCGAGAAAAACTTGGAGTTCCTGGTGGAAGGGCTCTTTCAGAAGGGCACTGACTACTGAGCAAAAAAGGATGCTCAAAGGAGAGGACCCCAGAAATGGGGTTTTCTCTTTATGGGTAGATCCCAGACCAGGTAGGTCATCTATCCAGAAAGGAGGTAAATATGGGCAAGCGTGGTCTGTGCACTGAGCACGGACTGACCGATTTCCGCAAACTGCGGGACGGTCATGTCTGTTGCGAGTGCTTCAGACTCGTCCGTTGGGACGACGATGCTTGGAGACACCAGGAATGGGCTCTCTTGGCTCGTTTTGCCGACGTCGAGTTGACAGACTAACTGAATAAGACTCGGGGCGTAGTGACCGCCTGGCAACAGAACAAACACTAGAGATTACCCTCTTCGGGGGGTTTTCTCTTTATGGGTAGACTCTACTGTCTATCTGCGCTACCAGATTGGCGTACAAGAATCTGGAGAAAGGAGAATGTCATGAACATTACTCCTCGCCGCATCCACCCCGCTAGCCTCTATGAAATTCCAACTTGGACACAGTTTGTTGATTGTGTTCAAGACTACCACAATGTCGCTATCTCTGAAAGGGCCGTGGTGGTAAACAAGGTGATTCTTCCTGTCATTGGTTGTGTTGTTGTGATCGACAATGTCGTTGGTGCAACTCATAGCGCTCTTGTCACGTTGGAGCTTGCGTACGGTGAGCAGGCTATAATTAGTGTTGATTTGACGTGGATGGCATCGACTCGAACCGATTTCATTGAAACACGATTTGATGTTGATGTGAATCATCAGGAATACGACGTTTATTTGGCTATGGACTCGACGCGGACAACTTTTGATAACAAGGTGGAAAACGTTAATGATTACAACGAAACCTTTTCGGCAATCATTGAAGCAATGCCTCAGCACGTGGAGGACTTGATTGATTGGCACAATGCACGTTCATTCGATATATGAGCAGAAGAAAAGCTGTTCAAAGGAGAAGACCTCGAAAGAGGTTTTTTCTTTATGGGTAGCCACTCGGTTACCTGCGCCCGACCAGGCTTGCGCAAAAAAGTCTGGAGAAAGGAGTTCGCCATGAGCGACTTCTTTGCCCCTATCCGCCCCTCTATCTCAAGTCAGGCCAGGCCTGACTACCAAAAGATTCTCGACATGCCGGGAATCGATGGGTTGATCCTTCGTCTCGAGGACAATGGCATTGTCGTCACCAACCGTATGTTGGTGAAGGACAAGAAGGACAGCCTGGGTGTTGTTGGCAGCTTCTTTAAGCAGGTTGGCGACGAGCAGCTTGGCAACTGGGTGACAGTTTCTCTGTTGCTTTCGGTCGACGAGGGCACCCTTATGTGGACACAGTTTTCGTATCCGTTGAACGCAAATGGAGAGTTTGTCGACAGCGACGATGATTGCATGTATCACGAGTGGTGTTGGCGTATTGGAAGGCTGCATGAGCTGAACAGGGTTGAGCTCTGGGAGACGATTAAGGAAGAGCATGCCAAGTCATTTGGCGACATGGACTTGCACCACGAGATTTTCAGCCCGTCGGTGTGTGTCGGATGGGACCAGTCCTTTAGGTACACGCCGGAAAGGTGGATTTCCAGCCTGTTTAGCCGTTACAAGGCAATCAATCTGCCGAGTTCTTCTGCTTAAGGACTAGAGCAAATCGGAGAGATTACCCCGAAAGGGGTTTTCTCTTTATGGGTAGCTTGACGGCTGCCAAGTCCTACATCGCTGTGATGTGGGCAGAACATGGAAGGAAACTACCATGAAGAAAGGAATCATCGCCATAACCTTGGTGGCGATCCTTTCCTGGACATTCAAGGGATGCGTCCAGCATCAGGAAACATCCTGGTGCAACGGTGCAACCGTGACAGTTCAGGAGGGTTGGACCAAGTGGGATGGGGTGATCACCAATTGCTGGGGAGACCTAGAGACAGCAATGTACTACATTTCAATGAAGTACGGATCTGTTGAGATTGGTGACATTGTCCAGTTCCCCAACGGAAAAATCAACCCGTAAAGGGCGAACAAGCAACATTCCTGCAATGAACTGAAAAGGCAGTTCAAAGAAAGGGCCCCGAAAGGGGTTCTTTCTTTATGGGTAGACTAAGAGTCTCTTGGTAGAGGCCACCCGAAAGGAAACCATGGACGAGAAGGATTGGGGGCTTGTCGAAGCTCTCATGAATCTCCCTATTGGAGCTCTGCTTCTGTGGGCATCTGCTGACCTGCTGTATGACGAGATCGTCACTCATGTGCGCGATTTTGTCGACGGCATGCCTGTTGAGTGCCCTCGCTGGGTTGACGTCGAGTTGATTGGTCTTGAAAAAGGCTTTAACTGGGCGTTTACCGTAGTCAGTGAGTATAACTCCGAGTTGGAGAAGACCGACCCGTTTCATCTCCTGAGCCCGACAAAGGACATCACTCATCACGTTGTGACTGAGTGCCTTAAGGCTTGGCTGAAGAAAGAAATCCAGCGTGATGACATCGTCGTTATGTACAACGAGGAGCACATCACCAAGATGGAGATCAACATCTTCAACGTCACCGAGGGGTTCACGAAGTAGCCATTGCTTAGGCAAGGGCGAACCAAGGATTCACCATCCTATACATATCTTAATACTTGGTGATTGAGAAACACAATTGGTGATTGAGAAACCGTGCTTTTTAGTGCGGTTTTCTCTTTATGGGTAGACACCAAGCCCTGTGCATCCAGCACAGAAGCTTGTTGAATACCAAGACGTACACCAACCCGGTGTGCGCACCTCACCACAGGTGACTCTGTGGAGAAAGGGGAGATCGAGATGAGCAATCACGATCACGCCGAGGACATCGACAAGAACCTGCTGGAGGCCTGTGTGGCCCTCTTGAAGGTGCGCGGAGAGTTCCTCAGGTGTCGCTTTCCCGAGGACATGGAGGAGTACAAGATCCTGCTGCGGCAGGAGCTGGACGCCAAAAAAGCCCTCGTGAAGGCAGCCAAGGCCTGGGACCAGTAGTCTCAAGTCAGACATGCTCAAGTAGTTGATTATTATCAATGAGTTATATAAAGAATACCACACTGCCAGTGTGGTTTTTCTTTTATGGGTAGGTTGACAGCCTCCCAGTTTGCCTGATTGCGACTACCACGAAAGAGGTATAACAATGAAGGAAAAGAAGATGGAGGAGGCCGTTTCGGCGGTCACCTTTTTGATTGGCTTCATGACGATTCTGGGGTATGACCCCAAGGCGACACAGAAGCTCGGCAAGTGGGTCAACGAGATCCCGCGAGACGATGAGTTCACACAGAATGTGGAACAGACTCTCAACGGCCTCGAAGACCTGCAGTCTTTTCTCCAAGAGATGCTGAAGCTCAACGCTGACGTAATCGCTGAGGAGATGGAGGCGTTGCACCAGCAAGTGCAGGAGTTGCGCCAACTTCAACAGGACAAGCAAGCACGGATCAACGACGCAGAAGTCGACGGTCGGTGCTCGTACTGCTTCCGCAAGGCTGGACAGGGTGGCTGCATGGGCCGCCACACTGGACACCCTGCCAAGGCACCGAAAACCCACAAGTAACCATAGTGGTCAGGCAAACGGAGAGAGGACCCCAGAAATGGGGTTTTCTCTTTATGGGTAGCTTGACGGCTGCCAAGTCCTACATCGCTGTGATGTGGGCAGAACATGGAGGAAAAACCATGACAATACACTGGAATCACAAGGTGGTGACCTTATTTGGTCGCGACGCTGAAGTCAGAGAGGAGCTAGCAGCATATCGAAAGTTGCACACCGAACTGACAGAAAAGCTGAGGAACATGGGAAATCAGATAGAAGAAGCTGAACAGCTCCTGAATCTGGTCAACATGACCACTGATGTGATCAACGGAATCGCAATAAACGTCAGAATAGACGAAGATGCGTTATACGTAGCCGAAATTCGAGCAGTGACCGATCCCACGAACATGTGGGCACTTGTCTACAAGCAGAAGAACTCGGCAGAAGTCCAGTACGGAGTCCAGTTGGGCAGTCACAGAACGCTGTACAACAGGGGCTACACCAAGGAGGAGGCGATTGAAATTGCCAAGGACTGGGTGACAGGAAAGACATCAAATAGCTGAAGAAAGGCAGCAATGGAGAGAGCCCCGAAAGGGGTTCTCTCTTTATTGGTAGCTTGACGGCTGCCTAAAACCAACAACAAACAATCAAGGAGCACATAGTGTTACTGAAACGTGAATACAAGGAAACTCAAATCAAGGAAAAGCTGTACCACAAATACGGCTTCACTGGAGCAGAGAAAATCCTCTTTCATGCACAATCAATCCAGATCAACAGCCACAATTGGATGTCCTTGGACAAAGCAGTCAAAAAGGCAATCAAGTGGATGCTGTTCACATACTCACGCGAAGAACTGCGTGAAATCGGAATGATCAACGAAGAGAACTGAAGAAAGGCAGTTCGGAGAGGGCCCCGAAAGGGGTTCTCTCTTTATTGGTAGCTTGACGGTTGCCAAGGCCTTCAAACCTTTGAAAGGAGGTGAAAAATGGTCAAGCTGAACCGTGTCGAAGAGTCGTGCCACAAGCACGGCTTGACGATGCGTGAAGTTGTCTGGTTTCCACACTGCGATGCAGATATGGTGCCAACTTCTTCAGACAGCTACCTCGTATGCCCGGCATGCGAGGACGAGGATCCACTAGTCATCCAACTCGATCTCGAGGACTAGAATTCTCACCACTCAGGGAGTAGCTAACCCTGCCTACCCTGGCAAATAACCAGGGATTGTAATATCCACCATTAGTAGGGGAGAGCCACACAGCCAGTGTGGTTTTCCCTTTATGGGTAGGCCTTAGGCCTTATCTAGACCTGGTCCCTGGGTCTTTAAGAAAGAGGAGACAGGAACCTGGTGCCTACCACCAGGCTGTGTCGTGAGGCATAGCATAAATCAGTAGGCCACAGTGAAGTAGACACATTGTGGTTAAACAATCATGTCTGCCTGACATGACAACTGGGAGGTTGCCATGAAGAAAAAGCTGTTCATCAACAGCGTCCCCAAGGCCAACAACCGCAAGGACGGCGGTGGAGTGTTCCACACCGTCCTCGTGGGAGTGCCCCGAGCCGAACTGAAGGCCCTCACTGGGCTGGAGGACTCGGACCTCGACCGGCTCACGGTGACGATGGAGATCTTCCCCGAGAAGCTCGCCATCTACACCAAGGCCAAGGTGGCGTCACTGAAGAACAACTGGAAGCTGGTCCTCAACTGCGACGAGTTCGTCGTGACCGAGGTCAAGCCCAACGTCTACATCAAGGACGGCGAGACCATCAACGGTCTGCAGGCCTCGGTGTGGAGCAAGGGTGAGTCGCAGCTCGACATCTTGAAGGGATCCTTCTCGGTGTCGGCTGAACTGGCTGACCTCATGGGCGAGCTGGACGACGACGAGGCCGAAACCCTCTAGTCGACCAGTCGGCTTTCCTGCCCTGGCAAATAACCAGGGATTGCAATATCCACCACTAGTAAGGGGGAGCCACACAGCCAGTGTGGTTTTCCCTTTAATGGTAGACGTTAGGTCTATCAAACGCTACTAGACGGCGTCCGAGAGTCTAGAAAGGAGGTCTGCCATGAGCGATCACCCTGTCCCATCCACCCACTACCAATCGGTCAATGGAGAACCGATACCAATCCCCATATTCATCCCACCAACACAGGAGGTTGTTTCTATGGATGAAATCACCCAAAACCCATTCAACGACATAAGGGAAGCAAAAACCTTGAAATACATGATGAGACGCAAAGATGGATCATTGTACGAGTTTGACATGTCCATCCTCACAAAGCCATTTGAGGAAATGTCAAACATGGAACTGGTCCTTGCATGGATCAAAGCACATCAGATATTTGATCTGCTTGAGAAGAAAATGCAGGCTTATACCGAAACAGATGAGTACTCGTTTCGAGATTGGAAGAAAGCAGTCAAGCTTGACAAAGAGACCTACGCGGTCGAAAGGTTGGCTGAAGAGTTCCTTTTCGAGAAGTTTCAGATGGAGAGCCACATTTTGGAAAGCAAAAGTGAACGGTTGCAGTCCGCCCGCCTAGGTCTTCACCCTGGCGAGTGGGTACAAACCCCAGCTACTGTTCTCTGTCCCTGGGATGATGAGAACTACAATCCTGGATACGTGTACTCATACAGGATCCTGCAGCCGAAGATCAAAAAGCACACAGGTGAAGGATCTGTTGACATTACTGAATTCCTGGTCAGCGATATCACTGGAAGAAGCCAAGACGAAAAGCAGAAGCGCAGGCTGCTGATTGAATTCAACACTTACACAGCTAGCACTTCTGGTTCTCACTACAAGAAGAAGTGGCCATATGCCATGATGATCACTCGCACCAAAGATGGCTTGAGAATCATGTGGGTGAGAGTTCGCGGAAAGAAGGGTCAGAAGTTCATCTTCGGAGCATCGTACTCAATGATGGAAAGAAAGAAGCTTGTTCCAAAAGTGGGTCGCTCTGCAGGTACCAATCCAATTCCCCTGCGGATTTATGAGTACCTTCATCAGACAACTGAGGTTGCAGACTGGCTGCCGATTACAAAGTACATCACTGCTACGAGGATGAACTTCGACATCGCTATGTTGCACCCGTTTGGGATTGACATGAGCCTGTTGTACTGGGTTGGTGGCTGCATGGATGTCAAGGAAATCATCAACAAGGCCTATGGAAAGAGTGGCGTCAACGGTGTCACAAAGCACATGTTTGGTGGTCGAAACAACATTGACTCGCTTGTCAAACTGCGTGTTGCAATCTGGTGGGCTCGTGTTCTGCGCGACTTTCCTTCAACAGTGTTCAACAATATTGATTTGGATCTCCATTTCCCACCAAATCTATCTGCCATTACGACTCATCCACTTCCACTGGTGATGATCAAGACCGAAGAAGAAACAAGGCGATTCTTCAAGATGTTTGGAGCAAAGCAGGCGTACATTGATGACCTCATGGATCCAACGAAAGAGGACGACACATACTACCTTGATCGTTATGCCCATCGTTTGTACACACCGATTAGTTACATGCAGGACGTAGTCTCAGCGATGAAGTCGATCACAAACAAGACACATCGCACTGCAATCATCACTCACGTCAAGAACAATTCAATGACAATTAGGGAGATTCACGACTATGTCATTGCTGAACACGCAAAGATCAAGCAGGAGAACAGAAAACTGAAGAACACCGTTTTCAACAAGAAGTTCTTGAAGCATCAGGGCACCTGGATCAACGATGACATTCAAGTAATTGTTCCAACTCAGACTCATGACTTGGTTGAGTGGGGAGCAGCGCAAGAGAATTGCATTGGTACCTACGGAGACATAGTTGTAAATGGCTCCTCAATGATCCTTGGTTTCAAGGATCGTAAAGGCAATTGGATCGGTCATGCCGAAATCACAAGTGCAATGCAACTTCGTCAGCTTCTGGGCAGGTTCAACGCTGCTCTTGAGGACGAGCACCGTAAGCCAATTGTCAAATTCATCAACCAGAAACTTGACGTCAACGTCAGTTCCACTTACTTGGGTGCCAACTAGAAAACTAAAACGACAGAAAGGAAACAGAAATGTCGAACAACAAGAAAAACAGCCGTCGTAACTGGGAATACTCAGGATACAAGCAGTGTCACGAATGTAAGAATCATAATCACTATGAGTTTCACTATGACACACTTACATCAAGACATCCCAATGTTTTGACTTTGTGCTGGGCATGTTACCAGTTCATCTATACGCACGACAGAAAAGAACAACCAACTCCAGTTTGCCCTTGGTACCACAAGCCAACATTGTTTGAATAATAATAATAATTTTAAATACATAGGTATAACTAATTTTATAGTTAAAAGAGAACCACGCAGCCAGCGTGGTTTTCTCTTTATGGGTAGAAACTAGACCACAAGGTCTGACCCAAATTCACGGAGGTTAAACGTGGAAGCAACAAACGGGAAGGAAACAGCGATGTTTCTGGTGATTGCGTGGATGGGCGACACCCACTACGTCAACGGAGGTGGAATGTCTAGCGCAGCACTTGTGTGTGCGTTGAACAACCCAACTCCGTTCTGGAATGAAATGCCGCACAGGCGAGAGGCAGACGGCCTTGAGTTCCTGAGCGACACTCCTCCCACCTGTCAGTGGTGCTTGGAGATCGCAGGCGAAATCCAGTCCCGCAACGACAAGGCCTAAAGCCATTCTGTTTGACTAAGGACTGACCATCCTATATATAGGCCGACTATACATCGGTGATAATTGGTTAAGAGATACCACGCAGCCAGCGTGGTTTTCTCTTTATGGGTAGAAACTAGACCACAAGGTCTGACCCAAATTCACGGAGGTTAAACGTGAAAGCAACAAACGGGGCAGCAACGACAGCTGCAAAACAGAAGCGGTACAAGAACCGCAAGAAGATGCCGAAGAATGTCGCAGACTACCTTTGGACAATCAACATGGTCGTAGAAGGCTTTTTTGACTACGGAAACTGGATGTTCGACGAGAACTGCTCCGAGTTCACGGCAGACATGGAAGAGCTTCGTCGGTTCTCCATGTACATCCTCGAGACCTACGAGGACAACATCAGGGACAGGAGGTTCCGCTAGATAAAAGCAGGGATACCGTGCAGCCAGCACGGTTTTCCCTTTATGGGTAGATCCTAGATCACCTACAGGGTTGGCTGTACTGTATAAATATCGAGTCGCCCGGTCGTTACTTGAAACAAGACCGAGAGTCAAGCTTTAGGGGGATGTCCAATGGACTGAACTTGTAACTGAAGATGAGTTTCCTGCTGCGTTAACGTGGACGCACACAGCAGTACTTAGTCCACCTGACATGACAACTGGGAGGTTGCCATGAAGAAGAAGCTGTTCATCAACAGCGTCCCCAAGGCCAACAACCGCAAGGACGGCGGTGGAGTGTTCCACACCGTCCTCGTGGGAGTGCCCCGAGCCGAACTGAAGGCCCTCACTGGGCTGGAGGACTCGGACCTCGACCGGCTCACGGTGACGATGGAGATCTTCCCCGAGAAGCTCGCCATCTACACCAAGGCCAAGGTGGCGTCACTGAAGAACAACTGGAAGCTGGTCCTCAACTGCGACGAGTTCGTCGTGACCGAGGTCAAGCCCAACGTCTACATCAAGGACGGCGAGACCATCAACGGTCTGCAGGCCTCGGTGTGGAGCAAGGGTGAGTCGCAGCTCGACATCTTGAAGGGATCCTTCTCGGTGTCGGCTGAACTGGCTGACCTCATGGGCGAGCTGGACGACGACGAGGCCGAAACCCTCTAGTCGACCAGTCGGCTTTCCTGCCCTGGCAAATAACCAGGGATTGCAATATCCACCACTAGTAAGGGGGAGCCACACAGCCAGTGTGGTTTTCCCTTTAATGGTAGACGTTAGGTCTATCAAACGCTACTAGACGGCGTCCGAGAGTCTAGAAAGGAGGTCTGCCATGAGCGATCACCCTGTCCCATCCACCCACTACCCACCAAATACCGAACCCTCGGTATCAGATCCTGGCACTAGCCCGGAGAAAACCCAAACAACAAACCACCCAACAGGAGGTTCTTCCATGTTTCATGGAATCACAGCAAACAACAACGGATGGCAGCGCGTTCTGACGTCCACACCACTCAAGGAGCAAGAGAAGATTCTGGACGAGTTCGACAACGGAACTTACTGGCCAGTGTTACTCGAGACCTTCTTCCCTGGCAAATACAGGGTTGAAGTGAGAAAGCACGGCAAAAAGTGGTACAACAGCGTCAAGTCTCATCCAGAACGGGCAACAATGAACCCCGAACCTGGTGAAGTTCTTCGCTGGTCAACAGATGAGGACCAGTACACGCTCTTCATTGACGGGGTCTATGACGACTCTTGGTTGACTCCTCTGACACACATTGGTCTCCTCGTGGGCAACTCAAAGAAGATGTCCAAGAGGTTTGCAGAGATTGCAAGGCTTTCATGTGCATGGCAGTACCGTCCTACTGGCGACATGAAGATTGAGGTCATTGATCATGAGGCTTTGGCTTACCTTGACAGTGATGTCGATGGCATCTCGGCAATCAGTCAGTCTTTTGCAATCAAGTGCTTTGCGGCAAATCACCTTGCAAACATGGAATGGGTTGGCACGATGATTGACAAAGTTGTCAGTGGCAAGATGACAGTTGTTCAACTGCGAGTCTTGACGCCAATGGGTTTGATCAAGGGCAATGCTCTGGTCCTTCCGGATCGCATGATGAAGGGGCAGGAAATCAGGACATTTAACCCAAACATCAAGTCAGAGTTGAAGACAAACGGATGGTGCTTGGCGACAATCGAGCCTTCGCATGGCGTCATTCCTGTTAAGAGCGATGATTTGACTCACTCAATCTACCAGGATGTGTCGGGACTTTACACTGCACAAGACTTGTTGACAACTCTGCAGAACTACCTCAACCATGAGGATGAGTGCTTGCGTGACGGTCGACGCTCAGCATCAATGACAGCATTGGTTGACAACGCTGACATCTTGGTGACTGCAACTGCTGAGGGTCCGGAAGACGACTTCAAGGATCCAAGGTCAAGTCTGCAGATGGTTCAGGAAGCAATCAGAGATCTTGACAAACTGGGTGTTCCATACGACGCAACTCAATCGTTGAGGTTCTTGACTGTTCATGGTGTGGCAACACAATTCATGGGTCAGGGATTCAATAATACTGGAAAGATAAACAACATCTGGAGGGAAAAGTCTCGTCACTGGTTCCCTGTTGAATGGGCATTTGCTGCTCACATCATCACTCAAGAGGCGCTGGACATCTTTGGCTTCAGCAATGTGTACAATCAGAGCGGTTATTACCACAAGAAGACCCACTGCTTTGCTGTGCCTGGCAAGTTCTTCAGCGAAAATCTTGCAAATCATGGTGGTCCAGACCTTGACGACACATTCAAGGTTCACATCCGTATGGCTGAGATTGACGGCGAGATGAAGATGGTTGCCTTCCTCTTGAGAAATCCCAATGACTTTGGTGAGTGGTCTGTCATTGAAGTTGATGAACCCGGTCCGGTGTTCCACGCCTACACAGAAACGCCTCCTGTGATTGATATGAACGAATTGAGGACAAAAGTTCCTCAGCTGTCCTATCTGCTGGAGAACCAACTGATCAAGCCTGGTTCTTTGGCCGGAATTCACAAGCTGACAATTCTCCCAGAGTTCTCGTTGATTGACGAAGCTCGTTCCAGGATGGTGTCTGCCGTGTTCCCTGGAGGAGTTGGATCTGCAGTGCTGCCCAAGATTGTGCACTACGCACTCATGAAGACATACATTGCACAGCCGGTCTGCAGCAATGAGGAAATGCTGGATGCCCTGACTCAAGGAATGCTCACTGTAGACGATGCCACAAAGATCCAGCAGTGGTGCAACAGGACGTTTGGTCGAATCATTGCTAAGCACGGCATGAATGGAACCAAAATGGATCTGTTCTGGATGGAAACACGTCTGCCCAAGCGGTTTGCAGAAGGCATTGAAGCAACTACCATGGAAGACTCTCCGTGGTGCGCATTGCACATCTTCAGAGAGATGCTTGTTCGTGTCAAGTACGCAGAAATGATTGACTATCTGAACACAACTCTTGTTCAGCCTGAGATCATTATGAACATTGAGTTCACAGAAGAAGAAATGCAAGCTGCTGCTGACCAGCATCAGAAGCTGTGTGTCAAGCAAAGGCAGACTACTGCAGACGAGTGGGTCAGTTACATGACCGGATTGCTTCAGAGGACCGATGACAATCCTGACAAGGGAATTGAGTTCACCAACAGGAAGATTCTGTTGCTGGCTCGTCAATCCTACATTGCAAAGGAAAGGTACCCACGTCAGAATCACGATCAGTGGCTGTTCACCTTCAGCCGCAAGAGTCAGTCTCAGGTGGTGGACTGGTACATCCGGGCACTCGAATCTATTCAACCATAGGAGAAAGAATAATAATTATTGAAAAGTCTTCTAAACCTTTAGTCTGGGTCTTGTCTAGAAAATATCTGTCGAGAACCTTCTAAACTAGTACTTATCTTCTAAAAAGAAGGGACTAGTTCCCAACAAACAACCAACCAATCACAAACGGAGTCAACACAATGTCCAAGAAGTACATCTACATCAACACTGCACCCAAAGTCAACCACAAGACCAACGGTGACATCTTCTACACGGTCCTCGTGGGCCTGTCGAAGCAGACCCTGACCGAGGCAGGAATCGGCCACGTCGACACGCTCATGATGCAGGTCTTCGAGAACCAGCTCGAGACCATCACGCGTGCTGTGAAGGCCTGCAAGAAGAACAACGCCAAACTGGCCCTCGCCTGCGACAACATCGTCATCACCGAGCCCAAGGAGAACACCTTCTTGACCAAGTCCGGTGAGACGGTCACGCAGATGCAGGCTTCGTGCTGGGCCGACGGTCCCTCCGAGCTGACCGTGGTCAAGCGGACACTCTCCGTGAGCGACGACCTGCAGGCCCTGCTCGAGAACGACAGCCCCGTCGACGACGAGCTGTCCTGAGCCCATCGGGAGACCCGGTCTCTGGCCCACCTTCGGGTTGGGTCAGAGGCCGTTTCTCTCTTTAAGCCTAGACTACTGATCGCGTTCAAAAAAGAAGGGATACGTCCCACAACATTCATCTGGAGGTAAAGATGAAGCTCAGACAACTCACCCAAGAAGAGTCGGACACCGTCCGTCTCCGGGACCTCATCGACGAGACCAAAGCAGGAATCACCCGTGCCGAGGACATCGCCGACGAAATCCGAAACCGGTTCAATCCCATGGCGGTGCATTCCTGCAACTGCCGTCTCTGCCGATGATGACCTACGACGAGTTTCACCACAAAGTCGTGATGGTTCATGCCTCACAACCTGTGAAAGATGATTTGCGCCTCGGCCAGATTTACTTCAACATGTTGTGCGAAGTGCGACCAGTCATCGCAGAAGAGATTCGTGGGTCAATGCTCGACCCGTTCTTCAAAGAGCGAATCACTCAAGTCGTCAGCAATTTCGTACGCGAACGCTGGTAGATTTCTTTCCCTTGAGCAAGGAAAGATTACATACTGACAACACCCATAAAACTACATACTGGTTCGGTCAGAAACCTATAGTATGTCGCGAGAAATAAAAACCTTTGTCCAATTCGGACTTACTGTGGTCAATGAGAGCAGACCACATGAATAATCTAAATACTCTCGAGGCTGAATACCTCGAATAGTCCCGAGCATTGACTATAAAAGGCGGATGGTGGCCCCCTACCATCTCTACACGTCGTAGACTTAAGACGGACTGGGTCTTGCCTGTGCCCCAAGGAAATAGTTTCCCTCTTGACAATGGATTCAACAGGCCCATTCTCTAGACAATCTTGCGTGTCAACTCCCGGTACGGTGAGTGGAGAACCAATGTGCTTATCCGGTTCTTCACTCACCTGTACTGAATTTCTTTATTCTCTCTAATTTTTAAAGTAATGTTTTTTATTTATTTTCTAATTTTTCAAACTCCATCAAATAACATCACAAAAAGGAACAAACAATGAAATCATTCATCAAAACAATCAAATTGCTCAACGCCGGATTCCTGTTTGGAACCGCTTTCTGGCTGTGGGTCATGTCCGAAGATGAAAAGAAGAAGAAAAACGTCAATTGGGCTGGCGACAATCCGTCCAAGATGGACGATATCTACAATCACTACAAGGAAAAGCAAACAACTGTTCGTGTACGACCCGAACCACCGATGTGAAAAATCGGCAAGAAAAGTAAAACAAAGTAATGAATAAGTTCAATTCTTCAATTGAATATTACGTAGTTGACGTAGGAGACCAGTTCATTCTTTATTCCGGGTCGCTTGAAAATTGCATGCAATTCATGGATGAAAGCTATGGTGGTCTGCAGATTCTCGACCACTCTGAGCTCACACAAAAAATGATTCAATCAATTACGGAATAAACTTCAAACAAAGGAAAAACAAAATGCGTAAGCACATCACAGTTGCAATTACAACCGTGTGCTTTGTCATCGGCCTCTACACCGGCGACTGGGCACGCAACAAATACATCACAAGGAGCAAATAATGCAAACACTGACAAGCCTACAAGCATTTGAACTTGTTGACATTGCTGCCAACGAAAATAGGCTGTATCACTACAATGGTGGTCAGGCCTACATCCGCGTCAGCATGGACTCCAACGTTCTCATGATTGTCGACCACACAGGAAGAAACCCAGAAGCCAACCTGTGTGACGGTACTGAGTACTTCAAGGCGTATCCCAGATACAACATTGAGCACTCTCGCCGGATTCGTGAACATGGTTCACTTGCACAATGGTACATTGACAATTACATAAAAGCAGTTGTTTGATCTTTTTTTATCTGTTAAACATTAAATACAGAAAAGAAAGGAGGACAATGTACGATTGGTTAATGGATATGATTATATCATTCTTGGAAATGCTCATTCCAGGAGACAGCAGCAATAATTACGAGGAATGAAAACAATGAAAACAGAAAAAACAAGCAAGTGGTTTGGCAAGATAACTGCCAAAACAGTTTCAGGAACCGGATCAATAGCAGAGAAAACACTCAACGTGGTCAAATCTACTCCGGGAAAGACGGCGAACATCACGAAAATCATCGGCAATGCTTATGCAGATGGTTGGCGAGAAGTGCGTCCCAAGACTGATGAATCCGATGAGGCAACTGAGTTGCACGAATTGGATGATGATCTCGCTACCGACAAGTAGAAGTAGCGCGAACAAAAAGAATGGGAATGTTTCGGCATGACCATTCACAAATAGCTCACAAACAAATAATCACATAAACACATTAGGAGATATCTAATGAACACACAATCCATGTTGAACAAGTTCGGTCTCAACACCGATCTGTTCTCTTCAATTGCGGACAACATCGACGCGCTCCAGTCGACGGCCCGCACCCAGCGACTGCACATCGACAAGACCGTGAAGTTCACTGGTTCCATCAACGGACAGAACGTCCCGGCAGAAGTCACTCTCCGTGAGGCTTCCCTGCGTCGTTTGTCCGTGCTTCGGCAGACCAGCCCGAACAACGTTGGACACGACTACCTGCTCGTCACTGGCGTCATGAACCCTGTGCGTATGGACCTCAACGTCAACATCGACGGCGAGACCTACAGCATCGTGGACCTGCTCCAGACCATGACTGGCACGACTGACCGTTCCAAGTTCGAGGCTTCGCTCGCTGCATCGGGGCTCAACTACATGAACGGCATGCCGTTGTTCTTCCAGCAGTTCGGTGCTTCCGAAGACGGCATCAAGCATGCCATCGAGGCGTTCAAGAGTGCAGGCGCTGTCAAGAGCAACATCGACAACCCCGGTCGCATCGTGGCCGCGTACCAGCACAAGACTGGCGTTCCAGTGACCGACTTCGAGCTCGGCACGACGGACCGCAAGATGTCTCGTACCAATCAGGGCTTCTTGAACCTTGTCGATGCTTCAGTCACCACCTTCCAGCGTGTCTACGGACTTCGTCTTGAGGCTCACATCCTCGAGCAGAAGTCCGATGATCTCCCGCAGGCAAAGGTCAAGGCTGCAGCCGAGAAGGCAGATGAGCTCAAGAAGCTTGCTCGCCAATGGGCATCGAACTGGTCAGGTAGCCAGCAACGAATCACCATTGCAAAGAATGGTGCCAAGACTCCCCAGAACATCTACGATCCGGTGAACGCTCCTTGCGGTCGATTCACCCTCGTGATCAATGGAGAGGAAGTTGCCTGTGACCTGTGGTCGAACTCGGCTCGTGCCGACCAGACCAGCACTGTCACGGACAAGGCGGTCGTCGAAGAGGACCCCTTCTGACCCAGGGCTAACCCCCAACTGTGGGGTGCGCATACAGTATAATAAACGCACATCAAAAAATGCTAGTTCTTACTTCACTGTAAGTTACAAGGATGGCCGTAAGCCTTGGTAAAATGAACGGACGGAGTTTGCATGTTCTCTGCACAAAAATATGCACACGGGGATGAAATGGCTTCGGGACTGCGGTTCGCCAATGTCCATCATCTGGGTTCGATTCCCAGCATCTCCACCGATTGTAGGGGAATGCGTGTCTAACGCTTCTTAAACGACACTGTGGTGTGCCCTACATCAATCTCTATAAACCTATATACACCTATTTTTAATTTCATACAAAAGAGGAAAACACAATGTCCAACGAAGAAATCCACCAACACCTCGCGGAGTTCGGCAAGTCGCCGGAATTCCGTGAACTCGTCATGAACCAGAACATCGAGGTCATGAGGCGCATCGTCGATGTCCAATCCGAGAAAATCGACAACCTCAAGACCATGATCGAGCTCTACAAGCAACAGATCAATACGCACAAGAGCATGCACGACACCCACCTCAAAGTCGTCGAGACCTGGCTCAAGGCTCTCGAGAACGACGGACAGGATCTCGTCATGAAGTCCATGGACCGTTTCGTCAAAAACCACAAGGAGGTCCAGTAATGAAAGAGTTCTGTGGAGAAATCATCTACGAAACTCCAGAAGGCAACGTTCACTCAGACATCTGCTTTCACTCGGCATACTTCGACGAACCTCAAGACGACTATCGCCAGTTTCTTCACAAGTGCCTGAACGAATGGTTGGACAAAAGTGACGGCACAGGGGCTTTCTGGGTCGGAGACCCGGAATACTTCAACAGTTGGGAGAAGGACTAATGCAAGCACCTGATACACCCTGTCTCATATGTGAAAAAGCCATCATGTACTTGTGGCCAGATCACGTTCTTGAAGATGGTGGAGTTCCAAGCAATCTCAACAATGCAGTTGATATAGACATCGTAGGCTCATACGGCTCAAGTTTTGACTTGAATGTCTATCACGCCATCATCTGCGATGACTGTCTAGACAAAGCAATCCAGCGTCGTCGAGTCACATTCATCAAAAGTTACCTTTAAAAACTATAAAAAGCCAATGTACATAGTGAATGCTATATATATTGGTTTTTTATATTAAGACTAGAGCGAGAATCGCCCAATTTAAAATGTCAATTTTAATGATTGCGATTCGAGCGAAATATTTCTACTAATGTGTTGCTATTTTTATACGGCGATGATATCATTATCATTGTCCAAATAAGCAGCACATTTAAAGGAGAAATTCAAAACTATGCCTCGGCAACATCAGTCTTCAGCAATGAAGAAAATACTGACTGATTTAATTCGGTTAGGATTTACAGTTGAAAGAGCCAAGTCGGGCGTTTATAAGATACTCCCCCCTCCGAGTATCAAAGGCCCAATGTACATTACTCACGCTACCGAATCTGCTCTACATCCCATGAGACGTGATTTCAAGCGAATGTACAATGTTGAATTGACTGTGCGTTAAAATTTATGCGGGCAGACAAGCCGGTGTAGGTATGGTGGTCACCTATACCGGCTTTGTCATATGCCTCTGTATTTAAAATATTTTTTTTAAAACTAGAGCGAGAATCGCCGCAAAAAATCTTGTCAGTATTTATAATTTATACGCATATATACACAGTATATGCTAACCTTTTAGTTGAAATATTAAAGAATATTTTAGGTTTTTTGTTGCCCAAACCACAAAACCTATGCTCTCGCAGGGGGGAACCCAGTTCCAACCTATGTACACCTCTATAAACCCCTTATGTGTACACCTGTACCTCTAGTGTGTACACTGTCTATCTTGTTTTATCTACATATCTCGGACATAAACCTTCTTCTATTATGCCAAATAATTATTGTTCTAACAAAGAACAAGCTATTTATTCTAAAGTAGCTTTATTATTATTGTCTTACATAAGAAGTTACAATGCTCACTAGATTATTCAAGAATTTAGGCAGATTTTCTGCCAAGACTTATTCTCTCAAAGATAATAAAAGAGTTTTAAAGAGAGCAATGATCGCTATCTATTCTTTTGTCGCAATTGATCTACTTCTGGATACTTTTGTGACCATACCCTTGGCTGTAACCTTGTATGTAGCTGGCCAAGTCACTTTGGCAATTTATATGATTGCGGGCGTTTTGCTTTTTAATCTCGCCATAATGTCACTTATTTACAATACTTCCATCTCTGCTTCCTAAAAAGAAAGGCATTTTAAATGTTAAACCATAATCAAGTGTTAAGCCATGATCTTGATCATCCGATTCCTCTAGTCGATTGTGATTGGACCAACCAGGCTGAATCCTACAAGTCTATGATTGCTATCTATGACGCTATATTGAAAGCTCTTTTTGAAACTGTAGGTTATATATCTGGCGGATTTTGTCCAGAGCCTTGTGAACATACCACTCTTCAAAATACAGATCCCTATCTGTACGCTCGTTTGACCAACGTTTGGAGTGTGTACAAGAAAACCAACGAACTTGTGCAGCAGCTTAATCATCACTATGATGTCGTGTTACCTACACATGCACGTGGTAAGCATTTCGACGAACCATTTTAAAAAAAAATAATCGCGCGATTTTGCACGCTTTAATATAAAATCTTATATATACTTAGTTTTTCTTGGGCATGAAAAATCCTGGAAAAACTTTGTATGTATCAAATTAAAGTAAGAATACCCTCCTTTTCTGCTTTTAAAAACTTACAAAGTGAGAGCTTGCTCTGGTCAATTACTTCCCTTTCCAATTGACCAGAGCGGCTCTCCCACATTTTTTATTTTAGAAAGGCAATAGTTCATTGTGGATATTACTCAACACTATAACTCATATGAACCTTTAGACAATCCAGAATTAATGAATTTAGAAGCTAATTTTTATGGTTTGTTGAATACATTTAATTCCGTCTACAATAAATATTACGATTTGATATTTCGTGTCCCTATAAATCTAGAAGACAAAGAAGCTCTTTCTAAGCTTTTTGAAGGTTTGAAAATTCTTTCAGAATCCTTTTCTAATCTTCCTGAAGCTTACCGCGAATTGTGTTCCTGTAAGGGCGTAGAAATATAATTTTTGTTATATGCCCTATTTTATACACCTTAATTGGTTTTTATGCTATAATATTATATGTTTGTAAGAGTTGTATCTAAAAAACTTCAGATATTTTAGATATATACTATAGTCTTACCTTATATTTATATATCTTTATATATCTTAACAAGCAATAATCATCCCTCACGGAGGAGTATCAAAATGCCAAGAGGTAAATCCAATGCGATTGAACAGCTCATCAATACCAAGTACAACAAAGGAGTTGAGATCACTGTTGCTCAGCTTGCATCAGAAGTTGGTTGCACTGTTCAAAACGTGTATATCTACATTAGAAAGAATCCTACTAGATTCTCTCAAATTCGTAGAGGCGTATATAAAATTAATCCATATGTTCCTGTCACTCCTAACCAAGTCAACTCTAGCAGCATGACTTTTAATTCAGATAATTAATTCTTTAAAACTTTGTAATATTTTAAAATTACGGTACTATTTTAGAAACGTAATTAATATTACGAAGCGCAGGAGTACAATGTTTTCATGAAGTGTCCCCTGAGAGTTTAAATATTTAGACTCTCAGGGGATACACTTTGTACAAAATGTATTCCTAAAAACGGAGGAAAAATCTGTTTAATTATAACTCACACTATCAGAATATTGATATAATGTATAAATGCCCTAACGGGCAGGGGTAACATCCCCAACCTAATAGATAGTGATATCTACGAAGTCGGAGAGGCAACCTTGCCACTGTAACGGGCATCTCGTATGTGCCCGTGCAATCTTCGGTTTCGCAACCTGCGCGTTTGCTAATGAGACGTAAGTCTCAAACCCACACGAAAGGAGCGATACCATGCGCACATTACGAAAAACAATGTTGTCATTTATTCTGGCAACTAGTGCAATTATCCTAACCACAGTTGCACCTACCGCTCAAGCAGTTCTTCCATCTGCTTCAATGTCAACTTCTTCATCTGAGATTACTGATTCTTCTTTGATATTTATCAAGTGGAAAAAGTATAAAGTTACCTTTACTCCCACCATTGATTATTGGCAAAAAGTTGCACAATGTGAAACTGCCAATAATTGGAAAAATGGTGGTACATGGGCCGGTGGACTTGGTATATACACCAAGGGCAAATTTGGTTCTTCTTCTATGGGCACTTGGGAAAGGTTTGGTGGCGAAGAATTCGCACCATCTCCTGACAAAGCAACCATGGAAGAACAGATCAAAGTTGCTAATCGCATAGCCGTTCTTGGTTACAAAACCACAGTTTACCGTGACCCCCAAATTGCCAAAATCAAAGGTATACCAGCCGTTTACCAATACGATAAGGAACCTGTTGGATTTGGTGGCTGGGGCTGTGTTAAATCCAAATCGACAGGTAAATGGAGAATTGGATTACCCAAGAAGTGGACCAAGCACGCGTATGTAAAACTTCCCACCAATTCTTCCATGTATTGTAAAAAATGGGAACATTTGTTTGAATATTATCAACTTCCTGTTAAAGTTTTCAGTTATATTGCTTGGCGAGAATCTCGTTGTCAAACACATGTAATTGGTTTGAACTTCAAATCTGGAATGTCAAAGAACAATTGTCAATCTTTAACTCCACAATGCAAAGCTGTTTCTAGCTATGACTCAGGTATTTTGCAAATCAACAGTACTTGGAAAACTGTAACAAGTTTGGTTTGCAAATCTCCTCGCGGTGATATGTCAGTTCTCAAAGATCCACAATGCAACGTCAAAGTGGCCAAGTATCTTTATGACAGAGAACCAAAAAGACTTCATAGTTGGAGAATTAAAGTTTATTCAACTTGAACATAAAACATAGTAAATACCAAAAAAGGGGACAAGCACCAATACGGGCTGTTCCCAGAATTAGCTCAAACAAAACAATAATACGTTTCACTATCAAGGAGACAAATATGGCTACACGCATCAAGGATCTCTCTTCAGAGACCCAACTCATGACCCGTCCCGACAAGTTTGCTGTCACTCACACCAGCAAGCTTCTTACCGCTGTCACTGAGCCACCGTTCAACGTTGGACGTGGGCGTCCTCGCAATCCGATCTACACCGCTGTCTACGCGCAGTTGCTCAACAACCAAAATCAGTGGTTCCATGTCAACATCGCGTTTACCTCAAAGAAGGATTGTTACAATTTCACCAACAATCTCTACAACCGTGCACGCAAGGATGTTCTTTCGCTGGCGCGTTCAACCGCCTACAACGACAAGACCAAGACTTGGGACCTCTGGGTGATGCTCACCCGCTGATTTTCTCTATAGAATAGTGTTTTCCTGGGAGAACTTAAACCTACTACCATATGTGGCATTGGATTTGTTCTCTCGGGAAAAACTATTTTTTTATTCATACAAAATATTATTAAACGGAGTATCATGTCTGGATTTCGATTGTTTATTGACTTTATTGCTGTTCTCACAGTTTTTGCCACTGTTGCATCACTTGTGTATGTCCAGCATAAATTCGACAAAGAACAAAATAAATAAATATTTAATAAAAAGGCTTTAATATGTTTATAATGATGATGATGTTGGCCATTTCGTCGACTATTGTGGAGATGATGTTTGCGGCAAGATTTTCTGCTTGGCGCTATTACGCTCATAATTACAAATGGTTCAACATGCTCGTTTCGATCTTTTTATCATACGTTCTTGGTCTGGCGTTCGGTGCAAGCGGTTTGATTGCCCTTGGTGCAGCCATGGTTTCGACTGTTTTGTCTATACCTGGTTATGCTTTCTTGCATTGGAATTACGATTCAGCTCCTGCCAGAGCTGTTGGAGGCAATTTGTTTCAACATCATTGGGACAAATGGAAGGTTGCTCTTGTTGATCTTTCTAAGATAATTTACAAAGTAATTCGTTTCATTACTGCTCCCATTTGGATGTCCAGAATTGTCCTCCAAAAATACAAAGAAGTTTCTGCAAAATACAAAGCTTACAAAACTGCTCGTGTTTAATAAACCATAACAATACAGGAAATATTTAATATGTTCACTTTTACTCCTGCTCAAATCAAAGAACTCACTAATTTTTATCTAAAACTTGACAACCTTACGGATACTTTTTACGATCTTGTGGATCGTAACAAGATCTTGGTTACAAAGGGTGATCTCATTCTCCATCTTGAACAAAGTCTTGAATCTTCTATTCAAACAATTGATCGGGCAATCACTCCCTATGTAAGTTCAACTGTAGTGGGATCTTGGGCCATTTCTCAAATTGGCATTACTCCCACTATTGCAGCTGCTCTTGGAACTTTTATTGACATCAACAATTTTGAAAATGTTGGTTCACTTTGGCGCCATGCTGGTCTTGATCCTACTCAGAAAAATTCTTCCTTTTCACACAATCCAGATTTCAAATCTTTGTGTTGGAAAATTGGTACGAATTTTGCTGATCGTTCAGAGGAAAAAAGCTGTTTTTACGGACAGCTTTATCTTCAGGACAAGAAACGTCGTTTGACAAACAACGAACAGGGTAATTATTCTGAAAAAGCAGGAAAGATCTTGCAAGATCTTAATCCTCGTTTTAACAACGACAAGACCACACTTCTTGAAGGTAAGCTTCCTGATGCACAGATTGATGCACAAGCAAGACGTTACGCAGTAAAGATCTTCTTGAGCCATTATTATGCTGTTGCTTATCAGGATCTCAACGCAGTTCCTGCCGACAGACCAACTAAGATTACTGTCAATGGCAAAAAGCAAACACTAGACATTCCAAACAACCCATTTACTGAAGAATCAATTTCTTAAGACTGTAAACACACAATCATAACAGGAATATTATTATGACATATCCCAGTTACCCTGCCGAATGGCGCAACTGCTACCTTGTCTTGTACTCGGCTCCTGATGAGCTGTTCAATTACGACAAGAAAGTCACATACTGCAAACCAATTGTCCGTGCTCAGGACAAGGACAGAAACATTCTTGATTTCTACGGCGTAGTAGCCAGTAAGTTTGGAATTGCTGTTCCCGCAAAGACAACGCACTGGGCAATTGCAATTCTTGGTGTTCCAAACCCAAAAATTCTTTTTGAGGGCAAGCTTCCTGATGCTCTTCAAGTTCTTGAAGTAGATGTCAGTGACACTCAAGAAATTGCAATCGTACGATACAACAAAAACATCAAATTTGCAATTGGCCAAAAGCATTCTCTTCGCTCAAAGAAATCGTCCAAAGCTTCGAAAGAAGATTCTTGGACTGTAGAAGAATCTCTTGAAATTCTTTTTGGTTAATCACCACGATATCAAAACAATAAATGAATAACTTTGTTTTTTGATAAGGCAATAGTATATTCAGAAAAGAAAGGCAATAAAATCTCTTAAGGAGGGATTATGAACTATTTCAACACATATCAACCAAAAGTCCGCATGAAAGCTTTCAAAAATGCTCCTCTTCGTTCCGGAGAGGGTTATCAAATTGGCTTTTACGACATCGGTGTCATGCGCGAACTCATGGATCTTTCCGAAGATTCCGATGAGTTTCGAATTGCCATGATGCCCATTCCTGGGGATGTTTACGACCGTCAAAAGCTTTACGACATCATCACTCATCCTTCCATCCAGTATGCATTGGTAGACAAGCGCAAGGTTGTTGCTTGCACCATCAAGGGACAAACTGGCTGGATGTCTGCACTCAATCAAGCTGGTTACACGGTCAAAGGTGGAGGCAAGACTTCCAAGCGTGCAAAGTCATTTCATCGCGCATCTTTGATCAATGCCCATTTTGACCATCTCAACATCAAGTGGGTTGAACCCACTGACTACACTCGTTACGATTTTGTCAATGGTGGATGGGCAGATTGGGTCAAGGACCCTTCCACTCTTGAGCGTCTTTTGGACGGTGGTTTCGTCATATCTTCTCGGTTGATCCAACAAGCACTTGACAATTTCCCTGTTTATCATCAAGAGGGTCAGTCTTTGGACAACAGTGATATATATTACGATCCAGAATTTCGTCAAAAGCTTCTTCGTTACCTTTCATCTTCTAAAGTTTTCAATGCTCGATTGTTTACTTCTGAAGGTCTTCTCAAGGGCAATGTCTTTGTTTCTGATAATCTTCCTCTTGATATTGACGTGGTATCTTCCCGTACCAATCTCAAGAAAGAGATCACCTACTCCAATGGTTATCGTTTTCTTGCCGAGCCCCAAGGTCCCAAGTCTCGTGTCATCACCGACGATCAGACTGTGATCAACCTTCCCAAGTTGTTTCGCAAGTCTGACATGGAAATGTGGCTCAAGGAAGAATACGAAAAGATGTTTCAGGACGCAATCAACGGCAAGTTGCTTGCCAATTGGAGTTCAATTTTCGTTCGTCAGTTTTCTCGAGAAAATCGTGAAACAGAAGACCTTGAAGCCCAAGCTCGACTCAACTACGTGGGTCACCGCTGGGTGAGCATGGGTCTTTCTATCACTAACTCTCCTTGGCTTTTCAAGACTTTGGCTATTTCTCATGCAATGCCTCTTGAGAATCGTATTCCGATTCCGTGCAGCGTTTATGAGCAAGTCATTCCAGAGTCTCTTGCCAAGATGGCAGGATACGACATACAGGTTGAAGAAGGCGATATTCACAGAATCAACGATCTTGGCGTTCATGTCGTGAACGACTTTGATTGGCTCGAGATGTACGAGTCTCATGGCGGTCACGACCAAGACGACTTTTTCAAGCTGTTCTATCGCAAGATGGAAGGCGGAAATCAAGACGGAAAGAAAGTTGTAATTGTCGCTCGTTCACCAAACGGTTATGGCGAGTATTCAATTTTCAATTATGTTGAAGGTCAATGGTATCCGACTTGGAAGAAGTCCGACGGTACGAAGGTAACTTTTCCTTCTGTCAATTCTCGTGGATGGCCAAAGCGTCTTTCTCAAGCTATTCGTCTCAACGAAGTTCGTTATGTCGGCCTTCCCAGCGAGTACGATCCAAAGCCTCCGCGTCAAGTTGGTGAAAACTATTCAGTTGAAGATGTGATGCACGATGTTGACATTGCAATGGGCGGCGGTAACGTCGGTCGCTATGTCAACGCATCCATGCTTCATTCTTCTGTTATTCGCAAGCATCGTCCCGTTCAAGTTTGTTCTATGGAGTCAGCAATTGACGGCTGCACTCAAACATCTGATGGGCGTGATCGCGAAGCAATTGACGCTGAAGCAGAATCCATCATTCAAGAAGTTCTCGATTCCGGTAAAGCTATTGATCGAGATCTTTGGACTGGTCGTTTTCAATCACTTGCCAAGAAGTATCCCGAAGTTGAAACCTACGAAGGAACTCTGACTCATCTCAACAGTCTTTGCGTGTCCTACTTCAACGCCTATGTTCAACGCGTCAACAAGTATGCACAAGAAGACATTGAACTCTCCGATTCTGTACGACAGATTTCTGAACGTTTGTATTACCATGCAATTCCGGTTCTTCGCCAATTCCGCATGGGCATCTACAATGCCAACGCTGATGATTCTGTTTACTCTGTTGGTGCAATCAAGCGAGATAAGTGGGATTCTCTTTACAACAACATTGTTGAAAAGATTCTTTCTTATGAGCGAATTGAAGATCAACACGACTTTGTGATTTCTCTTTATGCTGCAAGCATACTCATCCCCACTGGAAACGGCAGTTACTCCGATCAAATTGTCATGAACCGAGTCGTTTATCCGTACCTTGAAAAAGCTCTCATTCATTATGGTATCGGCAACCGTGTCGCCATGACTTTTGCCAACGGCAAGTACACCCCTGTTTCCACCTGTTATGATCAGTGGACCTACACTGATCCTGACGGTAAGACTCATGTGTTTGACAATCGAGTTGACTATCAGGCATTTCATGCCAACTACTCTCCGATTGTGTTCACAAATGTCAAAGAGAAACCAAAAGTTACCAAACTCATTAATCATGAATTTTAATATTAATTTGTGATTTCGTTTGTACAAAAGGCGGTGTCCAGAGAATATTTGTTTTCTGGGCACCGCCTCTCTATTTAAAGGTATTTATGTCTGACAAATCTTTTTTACTTGAATTTCAATCTCCTGAAAATTTTAATGAAAATACACAAGATATTCTTCCTGATGCCTGGTCAGAAGTAATTAAAATAACCAATTTTTTTTCTGGTTATATTAAATCAAACGGTCCCGATAGTTTTCTTCCTACTTGTGTTGTTTTCAACGCTGCAAAAGATATAGTTGGTATTTTTACTGTTAGGTCTTTTGACGGTAAAGAAGATCTTTATCAAGCTTTGTCTGAAATTCTCTATTTTCCCATTGCAATCAACTCTTCTCTTTATATTGTTGTCGCAGACACGAATATAAGAGATCCACAAACAGGAGAAAAAACAAACGATGCTGTTAACATCTCTTTTGTTTCTTCTGAGTTTTGCTACATATACACTCTACCTTACACCTATGATTCTGACAATACTTTGACCTATCTTTATGATGAATCTGTTCTTGTTTCTGTCGACAAAAACAATGAAGAAAACTCATCAGCTTCTGGCGACATGATTGAATTGTTCTTTATATTTTCTCATGTTGACAACACAGGTCCGTTTACAATCGATGAACTTCTTTCGTACTATGACGAAAATGGTGTCACGTATGAAATTATCAATAAAGAAAATATAAACACAATTAAGAATAAAGTAATATTGAAAGACTAATTTATATGAATCCGATTTTGGAATCTCCGAAACAAGAAAGCGATGATTTTATTCCCTTACAACAAGACGATAATGGTGATATTATTTTTTGTTTTAAAGAGTCAAACACCATAGTTTGTGGTAAAATAACATATTTTAATTATGAAGATATTGATAAAAAAAGTACTTTTGAGCCATTCTTTGGAGAAATAGATCTTTTTGGGTTTTGATGAATATGACTTATATTTTGCGTCCATATCAACAAGAAGCTATTGATTCTATCAACAGCCACTATGACCGAGGCATAACAAAACAATTGGTTGTATTGCCTACAGGCGCAGGTAAGACAGTCATATTTTCACATATTCCGAAGATCAATTCTTCCTTTTTACCCATGCTCGTTCTTGCACACAGAGCAGAGTTGTTGGATCAAGCCAGGAATAAAATTATGGCTTCTAATCCCAATCTTACTGTAGAAATAGAGCAAGCAGAGCGTAAGGCAGGTTATGTCGACGTGGTGGTGGCTTCCGTTGCCACTTTGGGCCGTAATAACACCCCTCGTATTATGGCTTATCCGCAAGACTATTTTAGATCTATAGTCATAGACGAAGCGCACCACGCAGCTGCTCCTTCTTATCGTAGAATTATCGATAATTTTAAAACTAACTTTTTGCTGGGAGTAACAGCTACTCCTCAGCGATCAGATTCAACAAGATTAATTGATGTTTTCGACGAAATTGTATATTATAAAACAATACAAGATTTAATAAAAGACAAGTGGCTTTGTCCTCTTGTCGGATATAGAATTAAGACTGACACAGATATATCAGAAGTGGAGATGCAAAATGGCGATTATGCCCAAAACAAACTCGAAAGTGTCGTGGATAATCCTGGCCGCAACGCTACTGTCGTCGCTGCCTATACTAATCTGGCTTTTTCTAAGAAAGCCCTTGTATTCGCATCCGGCGTACGACACGCCCAAAACTTGGCCTTATCCTTTAGCCAAGCGTCCATAAACGCAGAAGTTATTTTGGGCACGACGCCCCAGGATCAAAGGGAAAAAATCTTTCAGAATTTTTCTTCAGGTTTGACCAAGGTGATAATCAATGTCGGTGTTCTGACCGAAGGTTATGATGAACCATCCATTGAAGCAATCATCTTGGCCAAACCCACACGCAGTGCTCTTCTTTACACTCAGATTGTCGGGCGAGGCACTCGTTTGCACGACGGCAAAAAGCATTGCATTGTGATAGATATATCTGATACCACCAAGGGAAAAAAGCCCATAGGTCTTCCGACTCTTCTCGGTCTTCCTCCAGATTTCGATTTGCAGGGCCAGTCTTTGACTGATGTTGCCGAAAAATTTGAAGAACTTGAGAACTATTGTCCCGGAGAAGCTGTTCGTGTTCTCACTCCTGAGGACATCGAACTCGCCTACAAGCGCATCGATTTGTTCATGCCACCACCGCCCAATGTTGTTGTCCAACAATATTCCAAACTTGTGTGGGCCGAAATTGCAGAAGATGAATTTCATCTTGGTTTGAACAACAACGAATCAATGCGCATCAAATGTGACACTCTTGGAAGATGGAACATAACTCTTCATGACAATCATCAGAAAACAACGAGACTTCTTGGTGTTGTTGATGAAATGAGAGAAGCCTTTGTCCGTTCTGACAAATGGGTTCAGACCAACAGATCAGCTTCTGTGGCGCTTCTTGATTCTTCATCTGCTTGGAGATCTGATCTTCCCACAGATGCCCAGAAGAGACTTCTTCGAAGAATTGCTGTTCCCATCACTGCTGATATGACCAAGGGTATGGCCAGTCAAATCATATCTCGTCACTATGAAAACAATCCGAAACCCAAATGGCTTCAAAATAAAATTGATAATAACAAAAAGAGATTTTAGTTTTAATTTATGACACTCTTATCAACTCAAAGTTTTGTTTTTTATCCCTATGATGCTTACATCTATCATCCTACTCCTGTATCAACTAGGGACAAAAGCTTTCTTGCTGCTGCTGCCAAGTTAGCTCAAACTTCTGACAACAGGTTCAAAATGGCGTGCATTGCCGTCAGAGCTGGATCAGTTCTTGCTACTGACATAAATGTCACAAAGAAACATCCCACAACTCCGCCCAATCGTTTCAGTACCCATGCTGAAATAGGTGCCATGAAAGGTTGTTCTGATCCATCCGATTCCACTTTGTATGTTGCCAGATTGAAGCTCGATGGCACTACTGCCATTGCGCGTCCGTGCTCTTGGTGCATGCAGCAAATACAAAAGAACAGGATTTACAGAGTAGTCTATACAACAGACTACTCTGATCCTGAATCTTTTTATATATCTGATATTCAATGGAGATACAATGTCCTACAAACTTAAAAGAATTATTTTCACATTATTTTTGTTCTCTACTTTTTTTGTCAAGGCACCAGCAAGTGCCCAAAAACGAATTGTTGACGTAGCTTCTGCTACTTCTCCAGTTCGTTTTACTTTTAATCTTACGAAATCGATACCTTTTGTTGCTGCAAACATTCCTTATGATTTAGGTTACAAAGGCCAAAATTCTCATATTGTAATTATTGACAGCGGTGTACAGAAAGATCATCCCTTTTTTCAAGACAGAGTCGTTTTAGAAGCGTGCTTTTCTTTGAAATGTCCCAATAATCAAACATCCATGATTGGCCCTGGTGCAGCAGCTCCGGTGCATTGGCATGGTACCCATGTTGCCGGGATTGCTGCTGGCAGTTCTTCTTCCATGAGAGGAATTGCTCCACAGGCCAATATTATTGCTGTTAATGTCTTTGATTCAACTGGCTCATCATATGACAGCAATATTATTAGTGCTCTCAATTGGGTCAGTAGTATTTCTTCTCAGTACAACATTGCTTCTGTAAATATGTCTTTGGGAAGTTCTTCTGTTTTTTCTACTACTTGCGATAACTACATTCCTGAATTGACAACTGCAATTAAAAACTTGAAAGATTTGAATATTGCAACTGTTGTTTCTTCAGGCAACAGCTATGCTCACGGGATGAGTTCGCCTGCTTGTATTTCGCACACAGTTTCTGTTGCAGCTATGTATGTTAATTCTCCCAATGTTGCCAATTTTTCAAATATCAGCAAATTTACTACTTTTGCTGCACCTGGTCACAATGTTGCATCTTCCACTACACAATCTTCTTATAGGTCTTCATCTGGAACTTCAATGGCAGCTCCCCATATTGCTGGAGCTTTTGCTGTTTACAGGTCAAAATTTGGAGTTCAGTCTGTTGACAGAGTAGTTTCTGATTTTAAGATGACTACTCGCACCGCTACCGATTCCTATACTGGTATCAAAATTCCATATCTTCATTTTGCACATTTGTTCGATACTGTAATACCCATTCCCACAACTTCCACCACAACCACTACATCTTCTACCACAACTACAACCACACTACCTGTAGTTGTGACCACCACCACCACTTCCACCACTTCTACTTCAACCACTTCTACTTCTACAACTTCTACCACCACCACGATTCCTAGACCACCTTCTTATGGCGCTGTTTTTGCGCCTGTTCTTCATGAACTAGATGCTTCTTGGAAAACTTTTATTAAAGCTTATTACAGAGATCCTTATAGAGGTTATGCAAATATTTCTCATTATTCAATAATTTGCAACGATTCTGCCAATTATAATTTTGTTGTTCCAAGAACATCAAGATATGGTTGGAATTCTTTTAATATTAAGATTTCTCCATCTCTTATTTCTTATTGCAAGATGAATACTCATGGTTATAATGGGAAAATTGTTTCTACTAGATCAGTTTATACTACTCCTGTTAATCCAAATTCTCCCAGACCTTTTTCTGTTAATATAAATAAGAGAAAAAATGCAAAATAAAGAGAAATTTCTTTGTGAAAGTTTGTATAAATATTCCGTATCAAAAAAATATTTTTCCAACAGTGCTTACTGATACTTATGAAAATATTTTGAATTATGTTTTTCAAACTCAGAACGTTTATACTATGTCTGTTTCTGATTACTCTTTTGTTCTTTCATATGAACATTATTCTTATGAAAGCATAATAAACCACACTGCAACTTTAATTTATCGTGCATTGAAAAATGATCAACCAGATTCTGTTTTGTATGGTCCAGTTTTGCTGATATCAAATGATAATAAATTAGATCCAAATATATTAGAAAGAATTTGCTACGTACATGCAAATTTATAATTAGGAGAAAATCCCAATGACTACCGCAATGATGCTTACCTCATCATCTGACGATCTCAATATCATTGAGATAACAAGAAATGTTATTTCTTTTACTTTACAAATTCTTGCTGAAGAAAATGTTATGATTGACGCAGCAAATGGTAAAGTTATAACAAGAGAAGATGCTAAACTAATTGAATCTTATTACGAAACAATGTATAATTTTCTTACCAATCCCGGCATAACTGAAACAGAGTCTCGTGACATTCAAGAATCCAATTCTTAAAAGGTACAATTCGATCACTAAAATTTGTTCTATTTGTAAGATCAAATCCAAAGAAGTTGAAATGTCTTTTAAATTTAGAAATCTTCTTTGTATTGATTGTCTGAAATCAAAAATGATTGAAGACGCAAAAGAATAATTCATGTCTCTTGCCCGAGTGGCGGAATAGGCAGACGCAAGAGACTTAAAATCTTTCGCCTTTAATCGGGCGTGCCGGTTCGAGTCCGGCCTCGGGTACTCAAATAAATTTATGATAAGGACCAAGATAATGAGCAATCTATTTCAAAATATTGTTTTTGGCACTCGTTCAAATGATGGATGTGTTCAACAACACCCTTCTTTAAACGATGCCTTAGAAACATTTATGTCAGAAGATGGATATCGTATAGATTTTCATTTTCCTGATGGAAGAATTTTGTACATACATAGAGCAGAGTACGGAGAAGATATTGAGTCTCCTCATTCTGATCATCCTCTTTTCAATTTGTACGACATAGCTAAAGCTAAGGTTATGTATTATGACCCAAGCAAAACATCAAAGACAGTTGCGCCTGCAACAACAGCAGATGTTTTTGAGTAGAATGGGTATTTATGTTGTTTAAATTTAGGGCGTTTTTTACTGGCTTTGATTACGCTGTAAAAAATTATTCTAGGACTGAAGATTACCATTTTAATTCATTGCCTGGAGCAAAATGGTTTGATCCTAAAACACAAAAGACATACCGCAAAGGTATTGATTCTGGACGCAAGTATATGCAGTACAGACTAGAGCTTCTTACTTTAATTATTTTATTTGTTACCACATATTTGTTTGTATTTGCTTGGTAATATGCACGATTTCAATGAACTTCATTGGCATGACGAAATGCCTAACGTTATGTGTCTTGATTGTAATATTAACACTGTTACATCAGGTGAATATTACATGGTTCATAACCATGTGTGGTCTCAAACCGGTATTGGTCCGTACGACGGAATGCTTTGTATCATCTGTTTAGAAAAAAGAATTGGCAGAAAACTTACCTCACAAGATTTTACCGATTATCCGGTCAATGCAAATACTAAAAAAAAGTCACAGCTGTTACTTTTAAGGATGAACAATGGACGCATTTGAAATTGCAAAAGAATCTTTTCATTGGCTTGGTAAAAGAATCCAACTTATTAGCACCGATGATGAATATACCAAACTTCAGTATGGTGATCTTGGTACAATAGATTATATAGATGATGTTGGTACAGTATTTGTCAGTTGGGATAATGGATCTAAGTTAGGTCTTATTCCGGGTGTTGATAAATGGAAAATTTTACATGATTGAAAATCTTGATTGGTTTGAATCTGCTCCCTGCAAAGGGAAGACTGATTTGTTTTTTGGAAATCAAAACGAAAATATTAAAGAAAAGCGTCTTAGAGAACGTAAAGCTAAAACCATATGCTTTTCCTGTCCCAATATCCATGAATGTCGAGACTATGCTCGAAGACATAGAGAATATGGAATTTGGGGAGCGGAAACAGAAAATCAAAGACTTTCTAATGGTTATTATCCACCTCGTTTCAGAGTAAGAACGCGAAAAATTAATAATAAATAATATAGTTCCATTTTTTAGAAAGTAATTATTATGGTTTGGTTTGTTATTGCAACAATGTTACTCGTCTCTTTTGTACTTCTTCTTGGCACTTCAAAGTATCTTGATCACATTGATCGCAAAGTGCAAGAACACTTTAAATCTACTCGTATGGCGATTGAGTATTTGGAAAAAACAAGGAATGACTGGTCCTTAAATAAAAATTATTCTTCATATCCCCACAAGCATTATGAAAACTATGGTCAAGAATAATGAATTATTTTAACCCTATAGGAAATTTGATTTTAATATCTTTGCTAGTGTATGCTATTATCAGTATTTACAAATGATTCGTTGGGTCTTTAGCTCAGTTGGTAGAGCAGTAGACTTTTAATCTATTGGTCGTGGGTTCGAGCCCCACAGGACCCACCATAAACTCAATACTTCTTAAGGATTCTTTATGACAAATGAATTAAATCTTAATAATCAATTGATGCTTGGCGACATTGTTGGCGACACCAAACGTATGGTTATTGCTCGCACCAAAGTAGCGGATAGAGATCCTGGTGAGTCTTTTGCTCAATGGGTTGCTATTTGTGCCAAGGAGGGCGAGTATCATCCATACGTAGTATGGAATGTAATTGCTCGCCCCGAAGGCTGGTCTGCTGAAACTGGCGATTATTGTTTTACTTTGCCTGAAGCTTTAAGTCATTATTACCAGAGAGGAGGAAAGGAATAAAATGCCTCCTTTTAAATCTAAAACTCAAAAAAAAGAAACTCGTTCTGACGAAGAAATTTCCATAGATTTTGCCAAGAACTCATCTTACACTTTGATGATTCCAATGAAAGATGCCCAGTACGTTCGCGTTAGAAATCCTATTACTGGAAAAGATCCCCATTTTTCTACTTCTGACACTCTTTTTTTTGATCTGCTTATTGAACTTTCCAACAAGGGTCTTCAATCAAAAATAGAGGAAGAATTTTCCTTCTTTGCACAAAAATATAATTCTGCTTGGTCGGATATAAAGAATAATTTTAACATCTATAAGGAGAGTTTGAATGAATCATCCTGATTTTGATGATCTTGAAGAAGAACTTCGTTATCAATTTCTTCTTGAAGCTTATGAAGAACTTGATTCTGAAAACAAAATTCCTTATGGAATAGCTACTGGCGACGATGATATTTGGGATCAATACGGTCCTGTTGTCAGTCTTGCTAGGCTAAATTATGAAACTTCTTTCGAGGACGATTGATAACTGTCATATTATTTTCGTCCACGATTGGGAGCCAACAGTCCCCATAAGCTTTACCAACCTACTTGCCCCCAGACCAAGTAAAAGTAACTGTTAAGTTTGTATAATAATAATCAATCAATAATAGAAAGACAAAACAATGAAACCATTAAAAATTCTTAAGTCCACAACTATTTTGTCAGCTTTTGCTGGTCTTATTTTGAGTATTTCGCTTTTCTTCAGCGGAGACACTGAAATGGACAAGCTCAATGGCATTTATGTTGGTATTTGGGTACCTTCTATTCTTGCTCTTGGCTCTTTCATGATAGCACTCAAAGATAGAGATTGGTGATTGTGTCTGAAACAACTTTATTTTGCTTCGGAGCGGTGATTTTTCTTATTGCCTTTACAGGAGCAATCTTGTACGGCATGTCCGCTACTGAGCAAGAATATTTAAAACAAACAAAACCCCGTGCAAAGAGTGCTTGGCAAGTTTCTTTGAATGGCATTATTTCAAATTCAGATAAGGCTAGCACAAAATGAACAGGGACACTCACGATATAGAGGCTTATGAGAAAGAACTCGCTGAAGAGCTTGCAGGTACAAATGTTCAACCAGCTCTTTTAATTAAGCTGATGATGGAATCTGAACCTTGTTTATTTTCCAATAATTCTGAACCTGTCCCTGTTCAAAATAAACCCATTATCCTGCAAAATCCAATTT